TATACATTTAAAAACGGGTTGTTAACAACCGCTAGGTAGTTTACAAATCACTATAAATAAGTGATTAATATATATAGGATTAATAATTAAATATAATAAAATGGCAAAAAAAATTAAAAAACAAGAATTAGAAGAATTACAGGATGTAATTGGTAAGTTAAATCAAGTAAAATTAAGAATAGGAGACGTGGAAGTGCAAAAGCACCAACTACTACATCAAGCAGCTATAATTGAATCTGAAGAACTTAAAAAAATTCAAGATGATTTAGAAAATACTTACGGAAAAGTTAGTATAAATGTTACTGATGGTTCTATAGAGAAAATAAAAGAAGATGAGCCTAGTAAGAAAGATTAGTATAGGTAAAGATTATAAAAATGACTCCATGCACTACTCTGTAGGGCAAGAGGTTTACGGTGGTCACACTATAGATTGCATTGTTGAAAACAAAGATAAATACTCTGTATTTATAAAGAAGGGTGTAAATGTTTTACCTTGGAAAGACTTTAACAAGAACATGGCCATATCAGTTGAGTATAACTTGGACTATTAATGAAAAGTGTAACCAATTTTATAATCAAACCAAAAGAAACCCGATACAACAATATTAAAAAAGTAGGTGATAAAGATCTTATATTAAACACTGAGATCTTTACTCACCAAAACGTTAGTAGAAATGCTATAGTTTTAGAGGTGCCTACAGTAGGTTGTACAGAGGTCAGACAAGGTGACGAAGTTATAGTACATCACAATGTCTTTAGAAGATGGAAAGATATTAAGAATAGAGAGCAAAATTCAAAGTCTTTCTATAAAGAAGACATGTATTTTGTTATGCCAGATCAAATATTCGCTTACAAAAGAAATGACGTCTGGAGAGCTGTTAAAGGCTTTAGCTTTATACAACCATTAGAAAATACAGATAAGTTCTCTATGGACAAGGAAACGCCTTTAAAAGGTGTTATAAAACATATAGATCCAGACTTGATGGATAAAGATATATATTTAAACTCTCTGGTTGGATTTGCACCTAATTCAGAATATGAGTTTATAATAGACGGGCAGAGGTTATACCGAGTTCCCACTAATGCAATTACAATTAAATATGAATATCAAGGAAACGAAAAAGAGTATAATCCAAGCTGGGCATAAAGCAGTTGAGGAACTTATTAAAGTAGCTAAAGAAGCTATTGTAGATTCAGGAGATGATATAACAGCTGATAGACTTAAGAATGCTGCTGCAACAAAAAAACTAGCTATATTCGATGCTTTTGAAATATTGAATAGAATACAGGACGAAGAAGATATGTTAAACAATAAAACTAAAGAGGTTGTTGAAGAAACATCTTTTGGTGGATTTGCTGAAAGAAGATCTAAGTAATGTATAAGCAAACTTTATTTAAGGTTATAGAACCTATAAAAATAAATACCATAAAAAGACTTAACAAGTCTAAAAAATGGAAATACGGTTACAACAAAGAACATGATGTTGTTGTTATAAGTAAAACTGGTGAAATAGGTGAGATATACGAAATACAAAATTTTAAAATAGCTTTACCTAAACCATTAAACATTCATAAGTTTAGTAAGGATAAATGGGAAGTAACTGAGTATCCTAAAGAGCTTAAAAGAATAAAAACGATATTTGATTGGAAGAATTATCCAGATGATTTCAAGAAGAAATATATAGACTACATAGAAAATGAGTTCAAAAAAAGAGATGAAGGTTTTTGGTATATTAACAAAGGTATTCCTACTTACATTACTGGCACTCATTACATGTACCTGCAGTGGTCCAAGATTGATGTTGGGCAGCCAGACTTTAGAGAAGCAAATAGATTATTCTACATATTCTGGGAAGCTTGCAAAGCAGATACAAGATGTTACGGAATGTGCTATCTTAAAAACAGACGTTCAGGATTTTCTTTCATGGCCTCTGGAGAAACAGTTAATCAAGCCACAATATCATCTGATGCTAGATTTGGCATCTTATCAAAGTCAGGACCAGATGCTAAAAAAATGTTTACCGACAAAGTTGTACCAATATCCATAAACTACCCATTTTTTTTTAAACCAATACAAGACGGTATGGACCGTCCAAAAACAGAACTAGCATATAGAGTGCCCGCTAGTAAACTAACTAGAAGAAGCATTGTCAGTTCTGATAAACCAGAAGAACTAGAAGGTCTTGATACTACTATAGATTGGAAGAACACAGGTGATAACAGTTATGATGGTGAAAAATTAAAACTATTAGTACACGATGAATCAGGTAAATGGGAAAGACCTAATAATATATTAAACAACTGGAGAGTTACAAAGACGACACTGAGACTAGGTTCTAGAGTTATAGGTAAATGTATGATGGGATCGACATCAAACGCCTTAGATAAAGGTGGTGATAATTTTAAGAAACTATATAAAAATTCAGATGTTACAAAAAGAAACCGCAATGGACAGACTAGCTCAGGACTATATAGTTTGTTCATACCTATGGAATGGAACTACGAAGGATTCATTGATTCTAATGGCCTACCTGTATTCGACACACCCGACCAAGAAAGTTTTGGACCGCATGGTGAATCAATAGATAGCGGTATATTAGAGCATTGGCAAAACGAAGTTGATGGTTTAAAAGAAGACGGAGATGCTTTAAACGAGTTTTACAGACAGTTTCCTAGAACAGAAGAGCACGCGTTTAGGGACGAAACTAAAAACAGTATATTTAATTTAGCAAAAATATACGAACAAATAGATTATAACGAGGATCTTAATAATGATTCTCAAATTACAGTTGGTAGCTTTCAATGGGTTAACGGTATAAAAGATTCAACAGTAATGTTTTATCCAAATCCAGCTGGTAGATTTAAAGTTAGCTGGGTACCACCTGGAAATAGGCAAAACGCTAGTATAGTTAAAAATGGTATGAGATACCCAGGCAACGAACACATGGGTGCTTTTGGTTGTGATAGTTATGACATATCAGGAACTGTTGATGGTAAAGGTTCTAATGGAGCTTTACACGGGTTAACAAAATTTAGTATGGAAGATTGTCCACCAAACCAATTTTTTTTAGAATACGTAGCAAGACCACAAACCGCTGAGATATTCTTTGAAGATGTTTTAATGGCTTTAGTTTTTTACGGCATGCCGTTATTAGCTGAAAACAATAAACCTCGTTTATTATACTATTTAAGAAGACGTGGATATAGAGGTTACTCAATGAATAGGCCTGATAGAATTTGGAACAAATTATCAGTTGCTGAAAAAGAAGTAGGTGGAATACCAAACTCAAGTGAAGATATTAAGCAAGCACACGCTGCTGCTATTGAAATGTATATACAAGATCATGTTGGAATGAAGTCTGATAATACATATGGAACATGTTATTTTAACGAAACGTTGCAAGACTGGGCAAAGTTTGATATTAATAATCGTACAAAGTTTGATGCGGCTATTAGTTCAGGTTTAGCCGTTATGGCTTGTAACAGACATTTGTACAGAGCAAACCCAATTATGAAAAAAGAAAAATTAAACTTAAGCATAGCTAAATACGGACAGTCCGGTATGCGATCAAAACTAATAGAAAATTAATATGGCTGAGTCAGTTGTAAAAGGTTATTTTCCGAGTCAAGTTGTACCTGACGCAGAGAAGTTAAGCGCTAAGTATGGATTACAAGTAGGTAAAGCCATTGAGTATGAGTGGTTTGATGGATCTACGTCTAATCAAAGATATAATCAGCATCAAGCTGAGTTTCATAAGCTAAGACTATACGCTAGAGGTGAACAACCTATTCAAAAGTATAAAGATGAATTATCTGTAAACGGTGACTTAAGCTACTTAAACTTAGATTGGAAACCAGTACCTGTAATACCTAAGTTTGTGGATATAGTGGTTAATGGTATATCAGAAAGATCATTTGACATAAAATGTTATTCTCAAGACCCTTATGGTGTTGACAAGAGAACAAAGTACATGGAGTCTATATTGAGAGACATGGAGACTAAGGACTTAAATATGTTTGCTCAAGAAGCTTTTGGTATTTCATTGTTTGAATCACCCCCAGAAATGCTTCCAAACTCTAAAGAAGAGCTAGACCTTCATATGAAATTAAGCTACAAGCAAGGTATAGAGCTAGCAGAAGAACAAGCTATAAACGTTTTGCTTAAAGGCAACAGGTATGATCTTGTTAAAAAAAGAATAAATTACGATTTAACTACGATAGGTATAGGTTGCGTTAAAAATACTTTTACAAAGTCAGAAGGCGTTAAGGTTGAGTACGTTGATCCAGCTAATATAGTTTACTCTTATACAGAGGATCCAGACTTTCAAGATATATATTACGTAGGTGAAATAAAAACAATACCTATAAACGAACTTAAAAAAGAATTTCCTAATTTAACTGATGAGGATTTAAAATCTATACAAAGTCAAAGCATACATCAGAACAGTTACTCTAGTAATAGATACAACTCTTCTTACTACGACGATAAAAACCAGATTCAAGTTTTATATTTTAACTACAAAACCTACATGAACGAGGTTTACAAAGTTAAAGAAACTTCAACTGGTGCGGAAAAAATAATACTAAGAGACGATACATTCGATCCACCTATAAACGAAATGACAGGAAACTTTGGTAAAATATCAAGGTCATTAGAAGTTTTATATGAAGGTTGTTTAATTTTAGGAACAAATCATTTACTTAAGTGGGAGTTAGCTAAAAACATGATGAGACCTAAGAGTGATTATAGTAAGGTTAAAATGAACTACGCTATTAATGCTCCTAGAATGTACAAAGGAAGGATTGATTCATTAGTAAAGCGCTGTACTGGTTTTGCTGACATGATACAGTTAACTCACTTAAAGCTACAGCAAGTTATGTCTAGAATGGTGCCAGATGGTGTTTATTTAGACGCTGACGGCTTAGCTGAGGTTGATTTAGGTAATGGAACTAATTATAATCCACAAGAAGCATTAAATATGTTCTTTCAGACGGGATCTATAATAGGTAGGTCTTTTACTTCTGAGGGAGATATGAATCCGGGTAAAGTACCTATTCAAGAAATACAATCAGGATCTGGTGGTCAAAAAATACAAACTTTAATAACCAACTACAACTACTACATGCAAATGATAAGGGATGTGACTGGTTTAAATGAAGCTAGAGATGGTAGTAGTCCAGATGCACGAGCTCTAGTTGGTGTTCAAAAATTAGCCGCTGCTAATTCAAACACAGCTACTAGACACATATTAAATTCTGGTTTAGCGTTAACTCAAGAGTTAGCTGAAAACTTATCTCTTAGAATATCAGATATATTAGAGTTTTCTCCAACAAGAGAAGCTTTTATAAATAAAATAGGTAATCAAAACGTAGGTATATTAGAAGATATATCTAACTTATACTTGCATGACTTTGGAATATTTATAGAACTCACGCCTGATGACGAGGAAAAAGGTATGTTAGAAAATAACATACAAGCGGCTGTAGCTGGTGGTTTGATAGATCTAGAAGATGCTATAGATCTTAGAGAGATTAAAAACATAAAGCTAGCAAATCAACTATTAAAGCAACGAAGAAAGAAAAAGCAAGACAGAGATCAAGAAATACAGCAAGAGAATATGCAAGCTCAGGCTCAGGCTAACGCTCAAGCTCAACAAGTTGCTGCTCAAGCTGAGGTTCAAAAATCCCAAGCTTTATTTCAGATACAATCTCAAATGGAGCAGATGAAAGGTCAAATGAAATCTCAACAAATGCAACAAGAAGCGTTATTGAAAAAAGAGTTAATGACCTTAGAATTTCAGTTTAATATGCAATTAAAAGAAGCTGAAGTTAAGACTAAGAAAAACGACGAAGCTTACAAAGAAGATCGTAAAGACGAAAGAACAAAAATACAAGCAACTCAACAAAGCGAGTTGATAGATCAAAGAAAAAACGATTCATCGCCAAAAGACTTTGAGTCTTCGGGTAATGACAACATGAATGGTTTTAACCTAGGTTCGTTTGGACCTATGTAATTAATTTTATAATTTTATAATATTTTATTATGGCTAAAGAAGAAAAAATAGTCGAAGAGGTAGTGGAAGAAATAACTCCGCAGGCCCAAGAGACTGAAAAAGGTGATCTAGTACCTGAAGTTACTGTCAAAGAAGATGGTACACATAAAATAGATTTTGACAAATTAGTAACTAAGCCAGAAAAAGGCAAAGTTGCTGAAGAAGTTAAAAAAGAAGTAAAGGTTGAAGAACCTGTAGCTGTTGTTGAAGAAGAAGTTTTGCCTGAAGAGCTAACTGTTCTTGAAGAGATAACAGAAGAAGAGGTTATAGAAAAAGCTGAAGAAATTGCTGAAGCAGTTGTTGAAGCTCAAGAAACTGGAAAACCTTTACCAGAAAACATTCAAAAAGTTGTAGACTTTATGGATGAGACTGGTGGAAGTTTAGAAGATTACGTCAAACTTAATCAAGACGTAGACGCTTTAAATGAAGAGCAATTACTAGTTGAGTACTATCAAAACACAAGACCTCATTTAGATCCATCGGAAATAAACTTTTTAATAGAAGATAAATTTGCTATTGAAGAAGACATGGAAGATGAAAGAGATATTAAAAGAAAAAAATTAGCTAGAAAAGAAGAGTTAGCATATGCTAAAAATCATCTTAATAGCTTAAAAGATAAATATTATGAAGAAATCAAAGCTGGCTCTAGGTTAGCGCCTGAGCAAAAAAAAGCTGTAGATTTTTTTAATAGATATAATAAAAATCAAGAGGTTGCTGAAAAGCAAACTCAAACTTTCAACAATAAAACTAACCAAGTTTTTAATGACGAATTCAAAGGTTTTGAATATAAAGTCGGAGACAAAAGGTATAGGTTTAATGTTAAAAACCCGAATGAAGTTAAAGATGCACAGGGCAACATCAATAATTTTGTTAAGAAGTTTCTTGACAAAAACAATGAGATGAGCGACGCCGCTGGTTATCACAAATCTTTATTCACCGCAATGAATCCCGATGCAATTGCAAACCATTTCTACGAACAAGGAAAGTCTGATGCTATGAGACAGAGTATTTCTCAAACAAAAAACATTAGTATGGATCCTAGAAAAGCTCAAGGAGAAGCACCTAAATCAGGTACTACTTACAGAGCCGTTGATGCAGATGGTTCATCTTTTAAGTGGGGTTTCAAAAAAAATAAATAATTAATAAAACTAAAAATTAAAAATTATGGCTTTAGCTGGAACTGGCGCTGAGTTATCACACGTGGTACCTCGCCCAAACAAACTTGCATTTGACAATAACTATTTGTCAATTGCTGATAATGATTTTAACTTTGCTAAGCAATTCTTACCAGAAGTTTACGAGAAAGAAGTAGAAAGATACGGTAACCGTACTATCTCTGGTTTCTTAAGAATGGTTGGTGCTGAAATGCCAATGGCTTCTGATCAAGTAGTTTGGTCTGAACAAGGTAGAATTCACGTAGCATCTAACAACGCTACAATTGCAAACACAACTGCAACAACTGATACAATTACATTAGTAGCTGATCCCGTTGGAAACGGAGACGGATTAAGTGCTGCTCAACAATGGGCGTTATACTCTGTAGGTGACACTTTAGTTGTTTCTCAAGGAAATTTAACTGTAAAAGCAAGAGTACAAAGCAAACCTGCTGGAACTGTTACTTTAGTAGTATCTGCTTACGATTTTGCTGGTATTGCACTAGGTGGTGCTAATGACGCTGGATTTACTGCTTCTGCAGCTGGCGGAGCAGATCTAAAACTATTTATCTTTGGTTCTGAATACGGAAAAGGAACAGACAACGCGTCTCAACAATCTGTAGATTCTCCATTCACTAAATTTGATAACAAACCTATTATATTAAAAGGTAAGTATGAAATTAGTGGATCTGATACTGCACAAATTGGATGGGTTGAAGTTGCTACTGAAGCTGGTGCTTCTGGGTACCTTTGGTATTTAAAATCTGAAAGTGAAACTAGAATTAGATTTGAAGATAAATTAGAAATGGCAATGATTGAAGCTGAAAAAGCTGTTGCTGCATCTGGTTTAGCTGCTACTTTTTCTGGATCTGAAGGATTATTTGCTGCTATTGAATCAAGAGGATTAGTATATAACAATCAAGGATTCGCTAATACTTGTATTGGTGGTGGAATTGATGAGTTTGATGCTATTCTACAAGAGCTTGACAAGCAAGGAGCTATCGAAGAGAATATGATGTTCTTAGATAGATCTACTGCTTTAAGCATTGACAAAATGTTAGCTAATCAAAATTCTTACGGAGCAGGTGGTACATCTTACGGTGTATTCGATAACTCTGAGGATATGGCTTTAAATTTAGGTTTCTCTGGATTTAGACGTGGATCTTACGATTTCTACAAGTCTGACTGGAAATATTTAAACGATGCTACTACTCGTGGATTAATAGCTGACGTAGAAGGTGTTATTGTACCAGCTGGTACTTCAACAGTATATGACCAATCAATGGGGAAAAATATCTCAAGACCATTCTTACACATCCGTTACAGAGCTTCTGAAGCAGATGATAGAAAAATGAAATCTTGGATTACAGGATCTGTTGGTGGAAGTTATACTTCTGACTTAGATAGCATGACTGTAAACTTCTTATCAGAAAGATGTTTATGTGTACAAGCTGCTAACAACTTCGTATTATTGAAAAAATCATAATACAAAACTAAGTAATTCTTACCCTCGTTATATCAACGGGGGTAACTATTACTTTTATTTAAACTATTTAATTATATTATATCATGGAAAAAACAAAAAGAAAAATTCCAACCAAAATAGACGGTTGGGAAATAAAAGATAGATTATATGAACTAAACGGTAGACACAAGCCTATTGTTTTTTCAATACCTTCTTTACATACATCAGAAAGACCTTTACTTTATTTTGACGAAGTAGAAGGTTATAATAGGGAACTTAAATACGCAACAAACCATTGGTCTCCATTTGTGGACGAACAAGATGGCAATGCTACTTTAGGTAGAATTATAATGAGAAACGGTAAACTATTTGTTCCAAAATCGGATCAGAGTTTACAAAAATTGTTATCACTATATCACCCTATGAAAGATCGTACTTATAGCGAATACAACAAAATAGAAGAAGCAACAGATGATTTAGCTTACATGGAATACGAGATTAACGCTCTTATTGCTGCTAAGTCCTTAGATGTAGACGCTGCTGAAGCTATACTGAGATCAGAAGTTGGTAGTAACGTAAACAACATGACAAGTAAAGAAATTAAAAGAGATGTTCTTTTAATGGCTAGGAGAAATCCAGGAATGTTCTTACAACTAGCAAATGATGAAAATGTAGAATTAAAAAACATTGGAGCAAAGTTTGTTGAAAACAACTTAATTAAACTTTCAGCCGATCAAAGAGTTTTTAGTTATCCTAATGGCAAGAAAATATGTGCTGTTCCTTACGATGAACACCCTATGAATGCTTTAGCTGCTTTCTTTAAAACTGACGATGGAATGGAACTGTTTAAAAACTTATCCAAAAAATTAAAATAAAAACAATGTAAAGTGACCGCCTTCGGGCGGTTACATTTACTTAAATATATATTATATGGCCTTTAACATGAAACATAAAGGTTTCGGCGATACGGTTGAAGCCATCACAAAAGCGACTGGAATAAAAAAAGTTGTAGATAAAGTTAGCGAAATCACGGGCATAGACTGCGGATGTGACGCTAGAAAACAAGCATTAAATAAAAAATTCCCTTATTAATTATGGCTGTAAGTGTAGATACTGTTTATCAAACTGTTTTAAGTACATTAAACAAAGAGCAACGTGGTTACGTTACACCTCAAGAGTTTAATTTATTTGCAGAGCAAGCTCAATTAGATATATTCGAACAATATTTCTATGACATAAATCAATTCGGTAGACTGCACGGTAACAGTACAGAATACTCAGACATGCTAGATATACTTGAAGAAAAGCTAAGTATATTTGAATCAGCGCCTGTAGCTATGGTTATGGCTAACACAGGTGTAGGAACTCTACCTACGAATTACAGACTGGGTAATGTAATTCATACCACTAACGGAGTAGCTAGAATAGTAGAAAAGTTAAACAAAAAAGACATACAAGTTCTTCAAATGTCTCCACTAACAACTCCAAACTTAATTAGACCCGCTTACACTAGAACAAGCGAGACTACAATACAGCTTTATCCTGCAACTATAATAGCAGACATAACCTGCGATATTATTGCTAGACCAGCGGCTCCAAACTGGGGTTACGTAATGGTTTACGGTGAGGCTCTGTATAATTCAGCTACTAGCACAAACTTCCAATTACATCAATCAGAAGAAATTGCTTTAGTAGAAAAAATATTAGAATTAGCTGGCTTGTCTACCAAGGAGGTTCAAATGTATCAAATTGCAAATCAAGAAGAAATGCAAACAATCCAACAAGAAAAACAATAAGATATGCCATTATTTCAAGGAACACAACAAGGTTATTACGAGCAGAGTCAAAGCTTTATTGGAGCTGGTGCTGGAAACCTAACGGTTGGCCCAGTTACAGTGGCTTATTTTGCAACTAGACCTACTCAGCAAGTTGATATAATAATATTTATAAACAATGTAGAGGTAAGCAAGAATAGTTATTCTTACAATGGTACTAGCCCAGGTGACGTTACTGTTGATAATAGTTATAACTTAGTGTTTAACAACACTAACATAAACGCTAACATACAAGCTGCAGATGGTTCACCTTTATTAGGTCTACCTATATTACTTAGAGAAGTATTAGCTACAGAGCAGTTTGGAAACTACCAGTATGTTTCATTAGAAAACATAATAAACAATTTCATTATATCTTACGTAGGTGAAGACAAGATAATAAGTAAAATAAGAAGAGCAGATATTGCTTTCCATGCACAAAGAGGTTTAGCAGAGCTTAGTTATGATACTTTAAAATCTTTTAAATCACAAGAAATAGAGGTACCACCTTCGTTATCAATGAAGCTACCTCATGACTTTGTTAACTACGTTAAACTATCTTGGTTAGATAATGATGGTATAGAAAGAATACTAATGCCAACTAGAAAAACTAGTAATCCAGAAGCTTTGATACAAGATAGTAGCTACGGTTACACTTTTGATACCGACGGAACTTTATTAACCGCGGCTAACTCAGAGACATGGGATAAGTTTAGAGACGCTACAAATAGAAACACAACAAACTCAGACAGTTTAGATGAGTTTGAAAGATACAAAGGATCTCAAGGAGCTAGATATGGATTAGAGCCTGAGTTCGCTAACAGTAACGGTGTTTATTTTATAGACAATCTAAGAGGCAGAATATTTTTTGACTCTAGCTTATCTGGCAAAATAATTACTTTAAAATATATAAGTGATTCTCTTGGCACAGATGGTGAGATGGTTGTACATAAGTTTGCTGAAGAGGCAATGTACAAGCATATAGCTTACGCGATATTAGCAACAAGAGCAAACACACAAGAGTACTTAGTAATGAGATTCAAAAAAGAAAAGTTTGCGGCTACTCGTCAAGCTAAATTAAGATTATCAAATTTAAAATCAGAAGAGTTGACTCAAGTAATGAGAGGTAAGTCTAAGATTATAAAACACTAAAATATGCCAGAATTTATTCATAACTTTACTCAGGGGAAGATGAATCATGATCTCGATGAGAGAATGATTCCAAACGGTCAATATAGAGACGCTTTGAACGTTACTGTATCTACTTCTGAATCTAGCAACGTTGGTGCTTTACAGAATTTAAAAGGTAACAAAGAAAAAAAAGGATCACCAGCGGCAGACGGTGATTGGACCTCTAATTATATAAACTCACTTACAAATCCAGTATGTATAGGCTCTATCAGACATGAGCCAACAGAATGTATATACTGGTTTATAGCTAGTGATTTAAACAATAGAACTAGCGCTATATCAGCAATAGCTGAATTCAATCAAAAGACAGGTAAAGTTACCCCTGTTATTGTAGATACAAAAAACATTCTAAAGTTTGACAAACAAAAACTAATAACAGGTATAAATATAGTAGATGATTTATTGTTTTTTACTGATGACAATAGTGAACCTAAAAAAATAAACATAAAAAAGTTTAAAAAAGGATCTTCCAATGGTGGTTCACCTAATTTTGTAACTCATACAAAAATACCTACATACAACCCTTCAACTAACTCATATTCTTATAACGCTGCTGGATTAAATTTTACAGAAGCAGATGTTACTGTTATAAAGAAATCGCCTCTATGTAAGCCTACTTTAACAATGGCAACTAGCTCTAGATCAAGTAGTGGAGAAGAGGTTCCAGGAACAGGAGTAACTCCCTTATTCGCTGTTTACGATACTGTAGGTAATTTTCCTTCAAGCGGAGACGTATGGTATAATTTTACATATATAAGCGAAGCAGCTAGTGGAACCGGAGCAGCTGAGTATTCTGTTCTACCAACCTACCAAGAGTGGGTTGAAGACCAAGCAGAGGCATCGCCTGTTTATCCACCAGCGGCGTCTGCCTCACCAGGTAACGCTGTTAGTATGGAAAACGTTACAATAACTTTTAACACTACGCCAAGTGGTTGGGAAGCAGGAGACATAATAACACTAAGCGGTAGTAACATTGATGATTATAACAATTTAGATGAATATCAACTTAGACTAAAGGTAATAGAAAACGGTATAAACGCAAATGACGTAACGTTTCAAATAATGTCTATACCATCTTCGATATTAAGATTTGGAGAAGACGACGAAGGTTTAATATCGTGGGAAGCTGTTTTAGAAGAAAAAGATCCTATGTTTGAGTTTGAGTTTCCTAGATTTGCTTACAGATGGAAATATCAAAACGGAGAGTATTCTTGTTTTTCTCCTTTCACTTCACCAGCCTTTGAGGGTGACGATTTTGAGTACTTGTCAAGCGATGGATACAACTTAGGTATGCAAAACCATTTAAGGTCTTTAATAATAAGTGGTTTTAATTGGGGTAGCGTAGAGGTTACAGAGGTTGATATTTTAATGAAAAAATCAAGATCTAACAACATATACGTAGTAGACACGTTAAAGAGAGGTGAAGCTGACGTTTTAAACGTAACGCCACCTAACACTTTTAAATTAAAAACAGAACTAATTGGCGCTGTGGTTGAGTCTAATCAATTGCTAAGGCCTTGGGATAATGTACCTAGAAAAGCTAAAGCCCAAGAGGTTTCAGCTAATAGATTAATATTCGCTAACTATCTTCAAAACTTTAATGTACCTAAGACTAAATTAACTTTAAACGTTTCAAGTACTGAGCATGATGGTTACATTGACTCTGATGGAGATGGAGAAGTTTCAGATGAACAGAATTACAAAAGACCTTTGCCGTCAATAAAAACAATAAGAAAATATCAAGTTGGTATTGTTTTTCAAGACGCATATGGTAGACAAACGCCTGTTTTTAGTAATCCAGAAGCTACTATAATACTAGACAAAAGTAACGCTATGAAAACAAATAAATTTATTGTTTCCACAGCGGCTATACCTAATATGCCAACTTGGCCAACTCATTATAAGTTTTTTATAAAAGACACCTCTAATGAGTATTACAACTTAGCTTTAGATAGATATTATTTTGCGGAAGATGGAAACGTTTGGTTGAGCTTTCCTTCGTCAGAAGCTAGCAAAGTTCAAATAGACAGTTATTTAATACTAAAAAAACAACATGACACTGACTTTGCTTCTGTTGGTCCTTCTAGATACAAAGTTTTAGACGTACAGTCTCAAGCTCCAGAGTATATATCTAGATCTAAAAAGATATTTGCATCGGCAACAGTTTTGGTTATAAGTGGGTTTCAAAGAGATTTTTCAGTAATAAGGTTTGAAGGGCCTTCTGCTACTAGTAACGAACAATTCCACTCTGGTTTTAACGGTGACACCTCTATGAGTATATCTATTTCTGGTAATACAACCAGTGTTATAGGTGTTAAAAGTGGAGGTCCAGATGGTGTAGGAAATAACTACACTGTTAATTTAGATGAATCATTAAACTCAAACTCTATTTGGATGGGTTTAACTGGTTTAGTTGCGGGCACTTCTGTCAACGTAGATCTTTTTAAAGAAGAAGAAAACAGATTACCAGAATTTGAAGGTAGGGTTTTTGTTAAAATAAACAGAGATACTGACTTTGAGGTCAATGTAGTTAAAAGTTTTGAAGCTACTAAAAAAAGATATGGAGTAATAGCTAGCATGAATTTTTCTTCAAACAATTATGGTGGAGCTAGTGACATGTATCAAGATGGTGCTAAGAAAAGGTATTGTATAAAAGATAGCGGTAACCCTGATCACTTCGGAGAGTGTAGCACTTCTTGCCCTAGTAGATATAGACTAAAAGGTGACCTAGGGGGTAATGGTTCGGCTGCTGGTAATTATGCTCCAGGCGGACAAGGAATACCTTCAAACTCTATAGCGAATGGTGAGCCAAGATCTAGAATGAGAATGGTTTATAAGCAAGGTGTAAAAACAGATAGCGTTATGGCTGGAGTTATATTCGTTGGGGCTGGTAACTTTAACAGCGTATACAACGGAGGTGATGTAGAAATAGGAACAGAAACAAATGAGTTTATGAAGAACGCAGCTGTATCTGGGGCATTGTTTAGAGTAGTTCATAAAGATGGTAGAGTAACTGAACCATATGAAATAAAATACCACTGGAGAAATGTTAACAGAAGAGGTTGCAGAAGACCAGTTCTTATCCCATTTAATAATGGATGCGAAAATAATCAAAGTTCTGATTGGACTAACAAACGTACAGTATTAGCTTTAGAGCTGAAGGAGCCAATAAGTGAAGACTGGGTTGGCGACGGATCCGTTAGCGCCATGGGAAACATTTTAGGTTACCAAATTGTTGAAGAGATAATTGGAGACAATAACTCTATCTTAACTAGTACTAATCCTGCTGTTTTTGAAACAGAACCTAAAGAAGCTGTAGATATAGATTTATATTACGAGGCAAGTTGTGCACTACCTATATCTGATATATCGAGCACTAACTCTAAAACAAACATATTAGATTATTATAATTGCTATAGTTTTGGCAATGGTGTTGAGTCTGACCGTATTAGAGACGACTTCAATGCTCCTACTATAGGTAAAGGCGTAAAAGTATCTACAATACTAGACGAACCTTATATGGAGGAAAGAAGATCTAGTGGCCTTATATTCTCTCAAATATACAACTCAACTTCTGGTATTAATAGATTAAACCAATTTATACAAGCAGAACCAATAACTAAAGATCTTAACCCGGAGTATGGTTCAATACAAAAACTACACTCTAGAAACACTAACTTAGTTACGTTGTGTGAAGATAAGTGTTTAAGTATATTAGCTAACAAAGACGCTCTATTTAACGCTGACGGCAGTACTAATATAACGTCTAACAAAGCTGTGTTAGGCCAAGCTCAACCATTTGCTGGTGAGTTTGGAATTAGCACTAACCCAGAGAGCTTTGCGAAATATGGATTTAGAAGTTATTTTACTGATAAAAACAGAGGTGCCGTAATTAGATTATCTCAAGACGGTATAACTAATATAGCTTTGTATGGTATGTCAGACTTTTTTGCTGACAATCTACCTAATTGTACTAAGATAGTCGGTAGTTATAATGATGATAAAGAAAACTACAATGTAACACTAGATGTTTTAACTGAAGAGTGGCAAGATAAGTTTTCTAAAACACCTAAAGACAGAACGAACTGTGAGGTTCCAAATGATGAATCAGACGATATAGAAACTACTACAGTTTCCTTTAAAGAAACAGTTAATGGTTGGACTAGTAGAAAATCATACTATTCTAAGTCAGGATCTATTGTTTATCCATTAGAAAGCGGAGTTTCTTTAAACGATACTTATTACACTTTTAACAAAGGGCTAATATGGGAGCATGCTTCTAATAGTGTTTATAATAACTTCTATGGAACACAATATGATACATCTGTAAACGTAGTAATAAACGATGTTACTGAGTCTATAAAAGGATTTAAAACATTAAACTACTCTGGTACAGATTCTAGAAAGTATACCTATGGGACAACCTCTGGCTTGAGTGGCTTAAGTATAGCCCAAGTTGTTGACCAGCAAATAACTCCTAGCACTATAAACAGTGAAGCTTTTACACCGGGCTGGTATACTAATTACATTAACACTGACATGGAAGAAGGTCAGATAAAAGAGTTTGTTAAAAAAGAAAACAAATACTTTAATAAAATAAAAGGTTTAAATACTTTTTATAAAGATAATTGCGACAACAATATAGATTCTAGCGCATTTCCAACTCAAGGTTTAGGTTTTGCAACTATAACTTCTAGCGCTCCTAGTGCTTTTAACTTGACAATAAACCTAGACACTAGTTGTAGTGGAACAGGTGATGGTGGTAGTGCGTTGCCAGAACAGATTGCAAAGTTTTGGTATTACTGGAGTTGCACTAAACCAGGCAGCGGTCAAGAGGTAGACATAAGAAGCCTAAGCTCAGATCAATTAGTTAAATGTGGTATTGAGTTTTTTTACAACCAGTTTCCTAATGGATATACTAATATTGCTAAAAGCGCTTTTGATTTTAGATATTTCAACTCTGCCGGTATAAACGTTAACTCAACACTGTATAATGAAAATAATGAAATAATAAGTGATAACGGTAAGTTCTTGTACATAGCGCCAGCCGAAACCCCAAGCAACGATGCTTTAAACGCTAACGTAAGTGGTACAACTGTGCCTAACACCTATTTTATAATAACCATTGTTGATGGTGTTATAACTGCTAAAACTCAATATAATACTTTAGCTGGTTGTGGTACACCCACTGTAGCTGTAGACTTTCCTTTGTTTGTAGGTTACAGATATAGATCTAGTATTACAAGTCTTCTAACCGGTTCAGCTGCTCAACATACAACACCGTCTGGTAGAGCTGCTTTAGCAAAAACACAATTAAAAACTTTCTTAACAACTGGTATACTAGCTAATGTAGGAAGTGCGGATATTGTTAAACAATGGGACGTATACAAGTACTCTGGTAGTCAAGGCTTGGTTGTTGGATCGCAACTTCACAACGATATAGGTGCTCTTACAACGGATGGAATATTTGCACATAATATAACTTCTGCGCCAGTTGGTAATTATTGGTCTTATAATTCAATACCAAGTAATTACTTAAAAACAGACGCTGGCTGGGCTTCTCTAGATAGCTCTTGGAAGTTTTATACATTTGAAAACGGAATTGTTACACATATAACTACTATGAATACTCTATAATGGCTACACAATCACACAACAATTACACGATAACAAACGTAACATATTCAGTTGCAGCTGGAGCAAATGTTCATACTCTACACCCTACTGCGGTTTTAACTATAACACCTAACCCTGGGTACAGCGTTACGGCTGAAGATTTTACCTGGGGAAATCCTAATTTAGCAAATATAGCTACAGTTGTTTTTACTCAAAGTGGTTTAAATATCACCTGTACTGTTACTTTTGATAACCCTTTCAACATGCCAGGTGCTAATACCGTTAGAAGCTTATGTATAAATGGAGCAGCTATAAAAGCTAGAGTGTCTATAGAAGGTAATTATAAAGCTTTAGGAGTTTCAACAAACATGGCTATTGTTTCTAATAGTTCAGTTCCAGAATCTATATCTTACAGCGCTACGGGTTTAACTGGTTCTGAGATATTTATAATAGAAAAAACATATACAGCTGCTAATGGGTATTATTTTGCTCAAGACTTTTTAATAGAATATGAGTTAAACGACGCGGAAGATAGGTATAACTGTGTTGAAACTAAAACCATAGACTCTAGTGGTAGATTAACTTCTATTAACTTAAAGTTTTATTACACGTTTCCTTCTAACTCTGTGTCTCAAGAAATTATTAGAGTTACAGTACCTGCTACAAAGGCAATAAAAGTTGAACTTGTAAAAATTACTGGATACAACCTAAACACAACTAACATTGGACCGGCTGGTAGCTTTAGATCAATAAGAATATTTGGAGCGCCAACAGCAACATTTACGCTAGCTTCTAACAACGGAGCTATATTGAGTTTTGAAACATACAACGCTAGCGAAGTTCTTTTGACATACACTACGACACCAACGTTGACTATACCTTCAGTTGGGTATTTTGACATTGATATAACTATACCAGCTTCAAGCTCCTCTGCTACCTACTGCCTAACCTTAGGTGGTGGAAACTTAACATCACCTTTTGCTCAAATAAACCCTGTATGTTTGTATCAATACAATGACGTTAGTTTAACTTTTACGGCTAGCGGAACTGGTTTAGCCGTAACAAGCACTCCTACTTCACTTGTTAAAACATTCCCTGCTTTGTCTACACCGGTGGTAAACGGAACCGCATATGATGTGAGCTACACTTGGACAGTTCAAGGTTCTAGTGGACAAGTTTTATCTTTAGACAACCCTGGCGCTCCTATTTTTTCAAACTATCCAGATATACCTCAACAATTATCATCAGCTATAACTAATACTAATGTATTACCTTTTGATAGTGTTGTTGGGCTTGTTGTTGGCATGAGATCGGAGCCTATAGATAACTACATACAAGGATATAGAACAATAACAGCTATATCAGGAAACAATGTTACTATAAGTGGCGCAGCTGTATCGCTTATTAACGATCAAATAGTTTTATTTAATAGTAGAAAAGGAACAGAGCTATACTTAGATGCTGAGGCAACTTTAGACACTAGTCTTACGGTTGCTACAGTTACATTAGATGGTTACGTTGACAAATACGGTGATACTAATCAAACCTTTAATTTAGACTTGCTAGGTTTATTATCTGTTGGTAGCGCTAACAATTGTGTGGAATATGATGTAGTTGTTGGAGCAAGAGGTGGAAGCATTAAGTATTATGATTGTATAACAAAAACGTTAAGAACAATATACGTAAACAAAGGAGATAGTAATTTTTCCATATGTGCGTTAAACAGTCCAGCGCCAGATGTTGATTCATTAGGATCTTTGTCTGTGTCTGCTAATGGAGATACGTGTGACAGCACTGGTGTTGATCAAACATGTGCAACTTGGAGTATAGTATATAATCCTGCAAAACCTTTAGCTAAATTTATAGATGTTAAATATATAAACTGTGTAACTTTAATAGAAGAAACAGTAAGTATTGGATATGGAGCAACAGCAACAACGCAATGCGCTACTAGACAATCCCCAACCAGTACTGATCCAGGTGATGGTGGAGCAACAATAACATTAACAAATCTAACTTGTACACCTTAATAAATAAAATATGCCTACACAAGCAATAACACTAACCTTCCCAACAGCAGTCAACGTGTCTTTACAAATTGGAGATACGTTGTATTATGCTGGAGCTAATGACACTATTGTTGAAATAGGTGTTATTACAAATATAACTATAAACGCAAATGGATCCGTGTCTGTTGTGGCTCAAATAGATACTCAAACATCACCACCAACAAACACTAGTTATATATTCTTTACAAAAGAAGCTAGAGGTAATACTTCTAACTTGAAAGGATACTACGCTGAGGCTCAGTTTAGAAACGATAAAACAATAGAGGTTGAATTATTTTCAGTTGGATCAGAAATATTTGAAAGTAGTAAATAACCTGTAATTATAATAAGATAAACAATAAATAAAATGGCACAAGGATTATATAAAAAATCACCTCTAAAAGTATTAACTGGGGGTATGATGGCTCAAGCTGCTGGTGGCCTAATGGGTATTGCTGGTGGTATTATCGGTAGTGGTAAAAGAAAAAGCGAACAAAGAGCAGCTCAAGCAGAGATGCAAAGAAACAAAGCTAGGTTTACAAATCTAGATACATCTAATATAGCTAACAACCTAGACAACGCTTACGAAGACTTGACGGTTAACACTGGAGCCGCTGATTTTGCTAGAGAACAATCTCAACAAAACATGGCTAACACAATGGGTAGCATGAGCTCTGCAGCTGGAGGATCTGGTATTGCGGCTATGGCTCAAGCTTTAGCTGGTGCTGGAAATCAACAAGCGCAACAAGCATCTGTTAGTATAGGCCAACAAGAACAATCTAATCAAATGAAAGCTGCAGGTGGAAGAATGAGTATTCAAAACGCTGAAATGGCTGGAGAAAAAGATTCTAGGCAACAAGAAAAAGATAAAACAGAAACATTATTAGGTATGTCGCAGCAAAGATTAGGCGCGGCTAACGCAGCTAGAGACGCGGCTACACAATCTATAATGGGAGGAGTTGGTTCTATAGTAGGAGCTGGTGGAGACATGATAGATAATAGATAATATAAAAAAATGGGAAACGATACATTAATAAAAGGAGCTAGTTTAGCTTACGGAGGCGGTCAAACAGGTGGGTTTGTCAATCCTCAAGCTGGTTACGTACAGGGTATGAACGCGCCCATGTCTGAAATAGGTAGAGCAGCAATGCAAGAAGCTGCTTACAAACGTAAGCAAGATGAAGTTGAGTTAAAGAATTATGTTAACAAAATGGAGGACATACAGTTAGCTAAGGTTGAAGAATCTATGAGACCTGAAGTAACTCAATTCTTGATTGATAATAAAAATAACTATGCTGAAGCTGCTAGAATGGCCTCTGATGCAGATCCTGACGACCCTATGTATTCGCAAGCCGTTGCTGAGATGAATAAAATAAACTCAACTTTTAAGAATCTAAGTGAAAACTTGGATTTATTTAAAAAGAAAAGAACAGAGTATTATGATGACGTAAAAAACAATACTATAAGTAAGGGTTCTAACACAGACGCTTTAAACTCTTTGTTTAAAAACAGCGAATACAGTATAACTATAGATGAATATGGAGCGTTGTCAGTTGAAAACGATGGTGAGTATGTTCCTTTGTCAGACTTTGACGAAGACACGGAGTATAATTACTTTCTAGTAAACAACGAGGGCTATAACTCGCTAATGACTTTAACAGATAAAGCAAACACTGGGGCCACAAAAATAGAAGGCGGACTAGAGGATAGCTATAAATATCAATTAAACGGTATGTTTAACACTATGGGTAGAGAAGATCTAATGTCCATGATGTATGACACTGTTATAAATGATACTCCGCTAATTGACAATGAAGGTTTTGATCCTTTGTTATTAGAAGTAGAAAATGAACAACAATTAAGAACATGGTTGTCTAATACCTATCTTGAAAGTTTAAAAACAGTAGCAGCAGACGCCGCAAGAAAAAAAGATATAAAATCACGACCTAAAGAAAGTGTAGGTCAAAGAAGAGCGCGTAAACAAAGAGGAGCGGCTATGGATAGATATAGAGAAATAGCAAATGCACCTATAGCAGGTAAAGTTGTTCAAGGTTCTGGTGGTAAGTCTATAGTTTGGGTGGGTGATCCACCAATGGCTACAGCTGTTAGAAATGGAGCTCTAGATCCAACCGTTGTTATATATGACGAAAAGGACGCACAAGATTGGTTAATAAATTAAATTAAAATAATATGCCAGATTATATAGTAGGTGACAAAAAATACACAGATGAAGAGGCTAACGCCGCTGCTTCTAGTATGGGTTTAGACCTTAGTTCATGGGAAAAAAGTTTCGGAGCTAGAGTAGTAGCGGGAAACCAATCAGATCCTGCAAATGCGGAGGCGAATGCGGGGTCGGAAAACAATCAAGCCTCAGAGAACCAAGAAGAATCGGGTGGATTTGGAAATCCTTCTTCTTCGGACTTGTTATTGATAGAAGGTAAAGACTTCGAAGTTTACAATAAAAACCAAAATGGTGATAACTTCACGGATAGCTTTCCAGGAAGTAGAACGGATGCTATTGATCCACCTGCTTACCAACTTGAACTTGAAGACGAATTCAAAAACAACCCAGGTGATCCTGTTTTTTTTGGAGATCCTTACGTAGCTTTTTTAAAGAACAAACTAGAAAACTTAGAAGACCCAAATGGATCATCTGGAGTATTTATGGTTACAAAAAAAAGCTATTTAGAAAATGAAATAAAACGTATTGGACATGAGTACGCAGTTCAGCAAAACGAAGACCTTATAGAGAATGACGATAAATACGAGACTAATTCTTATAATGATGTAACAGCAAGGATTAAAGAAGTTGACGATAAAATAAACGAATTAGACAAGCGTTATTATGATCCTAATAGTGAAAACCCTATTGACGAAGAATTTTATAACTTGCGTAAGCAAGGTTACGACGATGAGAAAGCAGATATTGTAGAACTACTACCGCTGTACGCTAGAAAAGCATACGAAGAGTCTAACTTGATACTACAAAAGATTTCAACAACAAATACTGGCGAAGCTAATAGCGCTGGTTTTTCAATTACTTCTGAGTTAGACGGTAAAGAAGATATAGAGCTTACAAAAGAAGTAAAAAACGAAATTCTAAATCAAGTTCATGGTGAAGAAAATAGAAGAACAAAGCTACGACTAATAGGATCTGTCACAGACGAAGCTGTTAGCGAGACTATGGGTGTTGAGCAAAAAGAGATGCTTATTAACAATGCTAAAATGTCTGTTTTATCTGAAGCAGGTAAAAGAGCTTCTTTTGATATGGAGCTATTGCAAAACAATTTATTCGCGTCGGTTGATTCTGTAGAAGAGGTGACACAAGCTCAAATTGACGAATACAACATAGAAGCAGAAGCTATACAGAATAAGTATTATAATTTAGCTGCTCAATATGATTTTGATTTATCTAAAAAAGCTTTCATGAGCGATAACTTTGAAATGACTACTGAGTTCAAAGAGTGGAGAGATAAAAAAATACAAGACGGAGAGTTTTTAGCTAGCTCAGGAGATTTTGTAGCAACAATAGGCCAAGGATTAAGAGATTTTGGTACTGAATATCTTTATGGTACTGCTTCAATGGCTAACAGGCTTATACTTTACGGCGTAACAAAGCTTGGAGTAGATACACAAGCTTCTTACGATAGATTAAACTACGTAGACGACTTGGTCGACAGTAGCTTCTTAAAAAATAACGCTTTTGGAACTTCTGATATTGGAGGTTCTTTATGGGAAGATGGTGTAAACGTTAGGTCTTCTTTTAAAACATTAGGTAACATGTTACCGTTCACGTTGGCTTTAGCTGCGTCTGTTAAAAAAGGGGATGTTCGTAAACTTAAAGATGTTTACAAAATGTTTGGCAAAAAAAAAGATGGACTTCAGTGGGGTAACATTGGTGTTACAGTGCCAAAGCTAAAGGTTGGTGGAAAAGTGCTTTTAGAAGGTGGCAAGAAAAACTTAGGTGGCATAGGCATGAACACTCTTAGAATGGGTCAAGTCGCTTACATGGGAACTATAAGAGACAACTATAACGAAGCTATAGACATGGGTCTTACCGAAGGTCAGGCTTTAGCATATAGTAATATGGCTTCTTTCGCTACATCTGTAGTTCAAGGTATAATGCCCGACGCTAACTTCTTTAACACTAAAGCTGGTAAAGGCTTATTAGAAGCGTTTAAAGGTAATTTATCTAAAGCAGCTAACGCAAAAGCTATAAAAGAAGTAAGTAAACAATTTGCTAACAATCTTATTGGAGAAATTGGTGAAGAAGAAATGGAACTACTTCTTACAGACATGGCTAAGCTTACTGTAGGCTTATCAAATGAAACTGGTTTTTTAGATCTTCAAACTCAGTTTGAAACAGTAATGGGTACTATTATATTATCTGGATCAACCTCTGTTGCTACTTCTACTGTAGGTGGCGGTTATGCTAATATACAAAAACAAGTATACACGGAAATGAGAGCCAACGTCAATGGCGTTATGGAGAGCTTAAAAGCAAATAAAGAATATTCAGAAAACATATACAATAGAGCTAAAGCTGCTGGTAAAACAGAGCTTATGAATAGAGCTAAGCAAGATATGGATGCTGCGGATAAAGCGCTTCAACATGGTAATGATATAAAAAATGCTATAACTTTAGGCGGTGAGTTTGTTACCGACGCTGAAATAAACTTATACATAGAAAAACAAAAATTACTTGATGCTAAGAAAGGCATGGGTGATAGTTCTACTGCTACAATAGAGATGACAGGGGCAGACGGTGCTGAGTATACATTTACTGGGGACTTACAGGGTATTAACGAAAGAATCTCTCAAATTGACGGTGAGATTACCTCAGGTCAAGTGGCTCAAAACAAAGATGAGATATCAAGAAAAACAACTGAAGCATCTGAGAAAACAGCTAAAAAGCTAGGTATTGACACGAATACTTATGAAGACGATGAAGACTTAACTGTAGAAAACGCTAAAACAGCTGATCAAAAAGTTAAAGATAGAATAGCTGAAATAAACGCTGCCTTGCCTACTAGAAATAAAGGTAAAAAAGAAGATGAACAAGATAAAGAAGTTAGCGTAAAAAGAGTAGGTGACAATGGTTTTGTAGTTCAATACAAAGATGGTACGCAAGAGATAATAATAAACAAAACAAAATCAGAAAAAAACAGCGAAACTACAGTTGCTCAACACGAGATACTACATGCTGTTTTAAACGAGACTTTAATGAAAAATCCTAAAGCAGCTCAAGCTATGGCTGGAGTTCTAAAGGATCAAGTTGATAACATGATAGCTAGAGGTTACGACCCTAGTTCCTACTTATCTGCAAAGCTACAAGCTTACAAGAACAACTCAGCAGATGTTCAAGCAGAGGAATTACTTACTTTCTTTTCAGACGGTATGGCTCAAGGTTTTATAGGTTTTGAAGAAAACTTATTTACTAAACTAAAAGACACGTTAAGACAAACCTTTCAAAACTTAGGTATAAAAGGCATAGAGTTTAACACCGGTCAAGATGTTTATAATTTCTTAAAAGATTATAATAAATCTATGGCTAGTGGCAAAGGCATTAGAGGGTCTATATTAAACGTAGCTAAAAAAGGTGCTAAAGGTAGTTTAGTTAATGGTCTAGGCGCTCAAACAGCTTTGGAAAGAAACGTTAACCAAACTTTTAATACAAAAGCTAAAGGCTATGGTAGCGCTATTGTAAACTTTTACACGCCTTACATTAAACAAGCAATATTTGGAAGCAATAAAAGTCTTTATGGTAACAAAGCGTTAGTTGGTGAAGTTAGAGGTTTTCAAGCTAAAATACTTGACATAGTAAAAAACCATAACAAATATGATCCTATATCTCTTACAGATAAAATAGGTAGATTGTTTGGGCCAACTGGAACTAGTGAAAACACTAAGAGTTCTAAAGATTTATATAGCACTACTGAAATGATAATGGGTCTAGATGAATCTATGAGTGAAGATCAAAGAATTGATCACATGAGTGATATGTCTGAATCTCAAAAAACTAGACTAGGTCAACTCGTGGGTTACGAGTACACTAATGAAGTAAAAAGAAGACTAAGAAAGTTTAGTAAAATACCTGGCTTTAAAGCTGTTGAGGAAAGTATATTGGCTGACATAACATATGGAACGACTAAGACGGGTAAAAGCGGAAGAGAAGTAAAAGTTCAAGGTATTGTTGGTATTGTAGAAAGATACAGTGGATCTATAGAGCTTAACAGGTGGATAAATGGTCAACTAGATAATAAGATACAAGGTATAGTTGAAAGCTATAACTTAGGTAAAGAAGTTGATGGATTTAGTGAAAAAAGTGGTAAATCACCTACTATTAAAAAAGGTAAGTATACTAACATAATAAAAACAAACGCTGTACCTAGTTTTGCTGTAAAGAAACTAAAAGAAACTGTAATAAAAGTTGTTAGAGTTTTAAAAACCTCTGTATTTAAACAAACTTCTAAAAACGTTACAATAGCGCCTTGGGTTAGAGAGTTTAAAAAAGAAATAGGTAATCAAAATGATATAGTATTTAAAGAGTTAATGGGTGGTTTAAAAAACAACAAGTTTTCTAACTACTTATTAAAGAACAAAAAAACTATATTAGAAAATATGACTACCACTTGGTTGGGCACTGCAATACCTATAGCTGTTCAAAAGAAAGTAGATGGTAAGTGGACAACTGAGTGGCAAGGTAGAAAGATTGATTTTGAGTCTAGCGCTGAAACAGGTAGAACATCTGGTTTAGAGATGGTTAAAAGAAACATTAATATATCAGACAAACAGTTTTTATCTTACTTTGGTGAGGTTGTTGGTCCAGATGGTAATCTTTCATTGAAATCTTTAACAAGAGGTAGAAAAGAATCTTTAGCTAAAGCTATGGCAGAAGAGACTGGTTTAGAAATGATAGCTAATGACAACGAGGTTTTTAGTGAGTTAAACAAAAACCAAGAAATAGTAAACGTTGCCTCAGCATCTATAGATATATTAGATATAGGTAGAGATATAGAAAGAGGTAATTCTAAGTCAAACAAATCAGCAGCAGTTGTTCAAGAGGCTTTATTAAACATGATGGATCAAGCTATAGTAAATGGTGGTAGTTCAGATGCTTATTTAATGTACAAGTCAGAGCAACCTAATGACATACAAGCTTATGCTGATGAAATTGGTTTAGGTACTTATTTTGATGAAGGTAAAACTGGATTTAAAAAACCTTTGATAGAGTGGAAAGACATGCCTGTGTTATTTGGCCCTGCAGTTGAAACTTATAAAAAATCTATAACTAACAAAAATCAAGAGGCTTCAATGGAGCAGTTAGCTAAGTTCTCAAGTGCTTTAATAGACATATTACCTCCAGAGTTAGTGGACGCTGTAGGTGATGACATGTTTAGTATAACATATAGTTATTTAGATGGCGCTAAGAAGAAGGCTGATGGAAAACCAGGAAAGTATTATGATCTAGCTAAAAAAAGAAAAGCAAAAGGAGATCAAGATTCTGATACACAACTATCTTTTAACCCTTCTGATATAAGAATATTCAACTCTGCTAGTGGTGTAATGAAGCAGATAACTACTATATTAAAGAAAAATAAAACAGCAGCAGAAAAACAAGCTGAGATTGAAGATAAATTTGGTGACATTATAGCTAAAGCTGAAGTAGCAAACATAGAAGCTTTAAAATATATAATGAACAAAGCTACTGAGCTTATAGCCAAGAACCCTTCATTAGCTCCTGGTTTTATGAGATGGTTAGAATCATCAACAAGTAATGTAAAAGCTCAAAGAGGTTTAACTAGATTACCGTTAATACAATATGTAGATGGTTCTATGGAGGCTGATGAAAATCATATATTTTACGCTCAAGCTAGAGAGTTTGCTATAGATAGATCTACTAAGATGTATGAAAAGCAAACAGCTAAGTTTAAGAGAGAAAATACTTTAGATGAGTTTATAAACCAAAGATTAGAAAAACACCCACCAGAGAAACACTTAAAGTTTAAAGGAGAGCACGTAGACCCTGCTGCTAACGTTATGTTGGACTTAGCTAAAGTAGCTTTAAAAACAGCAGCTACAATACACAGAATGGGTTTAGCTAATAAACCTAAACAACTACACGCTATAAATACTTTTGCTGAGCTAGAAATGGATAAAATACTCTCTAGCTACAATCAAACGCTTGGCGCAGAGTTGTTTTCAGCTATTCAAGATGACGCATTAGGTACTACTTCTAAACTAGGTGACTTTAGAGGTCTAACGGTTGATCCAGATTCTTATAACACTTTCTTGACATCAGAAGGCCTACAGGCTATAGAGTATATAAAAAGGCAAAACCTATCTATAGATTTTATAAATAAAATCATAAGCAAGACAAATGTAGAAAATTACATAAATAATCAAAATAGGGCTGATGCCTTAAACGCTGCGCTTGATCCAAACAAAGACACTAAGGGTATTTCTGTTTTTGATTTTGATGATACTTTGGCTCAGACCAAGTCTAACGTGCTATACACGCTGCTTGATGGCACTACTGGAAAAATAGACGCTACACAGTTCGCTGCTCAATCTACTGACTTAGAGTCAAAAGGCGCTAAGTTTGATTTTAGCGAATTTAGTCAAGTTATAGATGGTAAAAAAGGACCGTTGGCTGATCTTGCTTTAAAGCGTCAAGGCAAGTTTGGGACTGGTGATATATTTGTTCTAACTGCTAGACCTCAAGCTTCTGATGTGGCTATTCAAAAGTTTTTAAAAGAAATAGGTTTAGATATTAAAATAGAAAACATAACAGGTTTAGCTGACGGTAACGCTCAAGCAAAAGCTGACTGGATAATAGGTAAAGCAGCTGATGGTTATAATGATTTCTATTTTGCTGATGATGCTATTAAAAACGTAAAAGCTGTTAAAGACGCTCTTAGCGTTTTAGACGTAAAAGGAGATGTTCAACTTGCTATTGTAAAATCAAACAAAAGCCGTAGTCAAGAGTTTAACGAAATGTTAGAAGCTAGGACAGGTATTAATGCTGTTAAAACTTTTTCTAAGTCTAAAGGCGAAATGGTAGGTAGAAACAAAGGTAGATTTAGATATTTTTTACCGCCATCAGCAGAAGATTTTATGGGTATGATGTATGACTTTTTAGGTAAAGGAAAAAAAGGTGATGCGGATAAAAAGTGGATAGAAGACAATTTAATGAAACCTTATTCAAGAGGTGTTGCTAACATTGAAAGAGCTAAACAAGCTATTCAAACGTCTTACAATGCTTTAAGGTCAGAGTTTAAAGATGTTAAAAAGAAATTAGGAAAACAAATACCAAACATAGGCTACACTTATGATCAAGCTGTTAGGGCTTATTTGTATACTAAAGCTGGTCATAAAATACCTGGACTATCTAAAACAGATTTAAACGAACTGCTTAGTATAGTTAATGGAGATCAGAGACTTAAGTTGTTTGCTGACAGTGTTGGATTAATATCAAACCAAAAACAAGGTTACACTTCACCCGGTGAATACTGGCTAACAGGTAGTATTGCTAGTGACTTAAACAACATAACTGAAAAAATAGGTAGAAAAGAGTTTATAAAAGAATTTATAGAAAACTCAAAAGAAATATTTAGCGAAGAAAATTTAAACAAAATAGAAGCAGCGTACGGTAAAAACTTTAGAGAGTCTTTAGAAGACATACTTTATAGAATGGAAAACGGTACTAACAGGACATTTGGTAAAAATAAATTAGTAAACAAGTGGAGTAATTGGTTAAACAATTCTGTAGGAGCTATAATGTTTTTTAACATGAGATCTGCTTTACTACAAACTTTGTCTACTGTAAACTTTATAAACTGGACAGACAACAATCCTGCTAAAGCCGCGTTAGCGTTTGCAAACCAACCTCAATACTGGAAAGACTTTGCAACTATATTTAATTCTGATAAACTAAAACAAAGACGTAAAGGATTAAAAACAGATGTAAACGAAGCTGAACTGGCAAACGCAATGGCTGGTAGTAAAAACAAAGCACAAGCTGCGTTTCAGTACTTATTAAAAATAGGTTTTACTCCAACTCAAATAGCAGATAGTTTTGCAATTGCTTCTGGTGGTGCAACAATGTACAGGAACAGAATAAAAACATACATGAAACAAGGCATGGATCAAAAACAAGCTGAAGACAAAGCTTGGGAAGATTTTTCTATGTTAGCTGAAGAAACACAGCAGTCATCTGATCCTTCTTTAATATCAGCACAACAAGCTGGTCCTTTAGGTAGATTTGTTTTGGCTTTCCAAAATACACCTATGCAGTACAATAGGCTTATAAAAAAGGCGGCTAGAGATTTAATAAACGGTAGAGGAGACTGGAAAACTAATGTTTCTAAAATAGCTTACTATGGAGCAATACAAAACTTTATATTCTCCGCTATGCAGAAAGCTTTATTTAGCATGTTGTTTGAAGATGAAGAAGAACGATGTGAAGGTTTAGAAGGTAAGAAACTTGAGGCGTGTCAAAATAAAGAGTGGAAAGTAGATATTGGTAATAGTATGGCAGACAGTATTCTTAGAGGTAGTGGACTTTATGGTGCTGTAGGAGCAACGCTTAAAAATGCTATAAGACAATTTAGAAAACAAGAAAAGAAAGGATTTACAGCTGATCACACTTACACTATACTAGAATTAGTTAACTTATCACCACCGTTAGGTTCTAAGCTTAGAAAAGTATATAACGCAATACAAACCTACAGGTTTGAAAAAGATGTTATAAAAGAAAGAGGTTTAGCGTTAGATAGCCCATCTTGGTCCGTAATAGGTAATCTAGTGAGTGGTGGTACAAACGTGCCTTTAGATAGACTAGTTAAAAAATTTAACAACATAAAAGCAGCTCTTGATGAAAGAAACGCTATATGGAAAAGAGCTTTCTTTGCTTTTGGTTGGAACACTTGGGACTTAGGTGCAGAACCAAACGAAACACATGAGCAGATCAAAACAGATGCTAAAGCTAAAAGAAAAGAGCAAGGTAAAATAAAAGCAAAAGAAACTAGAGATCTTAAAAAAATAGAAAAAGCTAGAGTACTAGCTGAGATGGATCCCTTGGAAAGAGCTAAGTTAGAAGCTGAAGAAAAAAAGAAAAGATCTGACGCTGCTAAAAAAGGCGCTGCAACTAGAAAAGAAAACAAGAGAATAAAAGACTCTATAACTAGGTCTACAATTTTACAAAGAAATAGAAAATTAATAGAAGAATATAACAAAAAGAAAAAACAATGAAAAACCTTTTAATTACTTTATTCACTTTGTTAACAGTGGTTGTTAACTCTCAAACTCCAGAAGCTTTAGGTAAGACTAGTTTTTTCAAAGATCTTTATGAAGACTTTGTAAAATACGGAACTGTATATTGGGCTGGAGATGTTAATAATTCTATTGAAGCAAGAGAGCAAACGTTTTTTGTTAGAACAGGAGAAGGTGGTAGTTTATACGATGTACCTATTGTAGTAGATAATACTCCGGATTATGCTTTTGATTATAGGCTTGGTTTTGGTATTAGAAAACTAGCTAGGTTTAGTTATGAAAGAAAACCTAAAAACTTTTATGATGGCACAGAAGAACAATTAGCATTTAGAGCACCTACATCTGCTTTGACAGGTTTAGAATATCAAGTTCATTTTGAGAAAGAAAGATGGAGAGGAGAATTATTTCAAAACCATAACATATTTTTTAAACACACAGGCAAATACCATATAGCTAAAATTGAATCAAGGGAAGTTGCTAAAATAAATTTAAAATATCAATCAGCAGAATTAAGAGCTAGATTACCTATAGGTGATAAGTTTAGTATATCAGCTGGAGCTATATATAGAACACATGATAGACCTTATGGGTATAACCCAATAGAGATATGGTTAAATGAAACGCAAACTTTTGATGATGGTAATGGTAATACTTTTGATTTTCCTTTAAACACTTGGTATACCTTAGGTTTTGAATATGGTTACACAGATCACTACACAACATACACAGACGCTAATACTGGAGAGCAAACTACTGATTGGATATGGAAAAATGAAAACGGAGAGATAGTAGCTTATACAGATCTTGAGTTTAGAGAAAATGTTTTTACACAGTTAATGAATAGATACAATGGAGAGCAATGGGATTTATTAGATGCTTTTGGAGAAATAGCACCTATTGTTGGAGCTGACTACTATCACAACAAAGGTAAGTTTTGGCTTCATGCTTATGCTAATTATATATTACCTAATCACAAATACATACAGGGTGACACTGAAGTTTCTTATTTAAATAGAAATAATTGGGGCCTTGGTGGTTTAAGGCAAGATGCAGAGCCAGAACAATGGGAAGACTATTCTGCTGGTTTAAGCATCGGTTGGAAACTAAACAAAAACCTAGGCATATTCGCTGAGGGAGAATATAGTAAAATGTGGGATAGTGAATTATTTCAAACTACATTTGGCGTAAACTTTACATTTAAATAAGATATGAGTGCACCACAAATAGGAGAGGGAACAAAAGTTACATTAGACTTAAAAACTTTAGGAATCATAATTGGAGGCGTAATATCGCTGTCAAGTATGTACTTTGTTTTACAATCTGATATAGCTTTAGCTATGGAAATGCCAAAACCAGCAATTGAGAGAATTGAATATGATTTAAAAGATGAATTAATTCGACAAACAATAATGGATACACAAGAAGATGTAGAATCTATACTAGACAAGTTAGATAAGCTAGAAGAAAGAATTTACGAAATTAAAAAAACACAATAATGAAAAACTTTATTTTAATTTTATTTACTACAGTTTGCTTTAGTCAATCAGATGTTCCTTCGGAATACTGGTTAAATGACAAAAGCTTTGAAGACACAGTTATTGGTTCTGCTTTTGACGACAGCGAAAGTGAAACTATATTAGTAGAATTTTGGGCTGAGTTTAACGCTGAGAATTGTTTTGCTGATTGGAACAAGATTGAAAACGCTACTTATTACAGGGTAAACATAGCTGATTCGCCAAAGGCTAAGAAACAATACAGAGTACGCATGGCACCTACTCTTATATTATTTAAAAACGGAGAAAAACAAGCCGTGTTTAAAGCTGGCCTAGACCTTCTTCTGCCAACAGATTTAAAAGAAGTACAAGAAACTATAAACGAGATTAACAAAGCAAATAAATTTTAAAATTATGTGGAAATTAACAAAAGAGTATTGGAAAGACGTATGGGTTTTACTATGGAGTAAAACTAGTGTAGATGAAAAAGCTATCGCTACAGTAAAAGAGATTAAGAAAAGATATAAACTTACAGCTCAAGAGTTGGCAGATGTTGCTAAAGCTATAAAAGAAGTTGGCAATCAACTAGGTGATATTGATAACGCTATAAAAGGTAAAGCAAGAAAAGGTAGAAAAAAAGATTAATGGAAAAAATAAGCAAACACGTAAGCAACAAGGAAGGTGTGTATAGCAAGACAGCGGAGAGACGTGGTATAGATAATACACCTACTGAAGAGCATTTAGCCACAATGAAAGTTACTGCTGAAAAATTGTTTGAACCTCTTAGAGAGCACGTAGGAGCTCCTGTTAAGATAAATTCATTCTATCGTGGACCTAAACTTAACAAAGCTATAGGTGGCGCTAAAAGATCACAGCATATGAGTGGGCAAGCAATGGATATTGATGACACTTTTGGTCATATGTCTAACGCAGACATGTATCATTGGATAAAAGAAAATTTAAATTTTGATCAATTAATATGGGAATTTGGAACAGATAAAAATCCAAACTGGCTACATGTTAGTTATGTAAACGACGAAGACAATAGAAACAGATGCTTAGAAGCATATAAATCAAACGGTAAAACAAAATACAAAGTAATATGAATGAATTAATTCAAGGCGCAGGATCTTCTGCTAAAAGATTTGTAAATCTAGAAGACCCTATGCAAGAAAAATCTAAAGCAGGATCAGGTCTAGATAAAAAAGTTCAAGGTTCTAAGGATCAAAATAATCCTAATAATCCATTACAAATGAGAAAAGCATCACCATGTAAGCAAGGCGATTCTTGCTGGGAAGGGTATAAAGCCCAAGGAAAGAAAAAGTCTCCATCAGGTAAAAAAACATCTGGAGGAAGTATAAAAATGGTAAACAACTGTGTACCTATAACTAAAAAAGCAAGCGGTAAATAAAAAAAGGGAGGTTAACTAGACCTCCCAATTTTAACTAACTAACTAACTAACTAACCATCACACGCAGCGCAGTCTTCATTCATTGCCTGCTGTGCAATATCTCCACGTAAGACAGATTCTGTCCTCGTATAATATAAGGTTTTAACACCTTTTTTCCATGCATTAAAATGTACTTTGTTTATCCACTTTGGCGTTGCCTCAGAAGGAAAAGCTAAGTTCAAACTAACAGACTGATCTACATATTGCTGTCTCAGTCCAGCCTGATTAACTAATTCTAGCTGATTAATTTCCTTAAAAGTTTTAAATACCTCCTTTGCGGAGATGTCGTGGCCCACAGTAACATCATTAAGCTGATCAATGTCTTGGACAGAGCCACCGTCAGCCAAGATCTTATTCCATATTTCTTCATTGTTTATTTTATGTTTTCTTAATAATTTAACTAACGTAGGGTTTTTACGTATAAACGTTCCTTTAGCTGATTGCTCTGTAAATACATTAGCGGCCCAAGGTTCTATTCCCGCCGAGACATTGCCACTGAGCTTACTATTGCTAACAGTGGGAGCAACAGCACGAAGATGAGTATTACGCATGCCAGTGCCAACACACCATAAAGGTTCACCATAAGTTTCCGCAAGTGCCATGCTAGCTCTTTCACTTTCAATTTTAATTTGACTAAATATTTTCCTAGTTTCAAACTGAGCAAGTAAACCTTCGAACGGGATACCTTTTTCTTGTAGGTACGTGTGCCAGCCCAAAACTCCCAAGCCAAGAGCTCTTCCTTTCGTAGCAGACCTAACCGCGTTTTCAAATCCTCGTAAGCCTTTAGCTCTTTGTATAAACTCTTCCATGACTCCGTCAAGGAACCATATACTGTCGTAAATAAGGTTTGTACCTTTCCACTCTTCATATTTTGCTAGATTTAATGACGATAAACAACATACAAAACTATGGCTCTCATCTGTGTGTAATGTAATCTCTGAACATATGTTTGTCATATGTACTTTTAATCCATTTTCTTTATAAGCTTTTGGATTGTTTTTGTTAACATTTCCTTTAAACATAATATACGGTTCTCCAGTTGCTTTTCGTTTTCTAAGTAATTTACTCCACTTAGTTCTAGCTTCTGCATCTCCTTGTTCAAGCTTGCGCATAAATTTATCGCCAACAACTGCGCACTGATGTAAGTTAAGTGACTGTCTGTTAACATCTCCCTTAGGTTCTCTAATTTCAAGCCAGTCTTCAAAATCTTCGTGCTCAATATTAATATTAACTGATGCAGCTCCTCGTCTAACAGATCCTTGATTTGTGGCAAGGATTGTTGAATCGTATATTTTACAAAAAGGTACGACTCCGTCTGATGTTCCATTTCCTGTAATTCTAGCGCCAGCGGGTCTTATTTGATTAATACCGATACCTACTCCACCGCCGTGCTTAGCGAGTAGCATCATCTCTAAATTCTTTTGTCCTATATCCTGTATTGAATCAGCTACATCTATACCAAAACAGCTAATAGGCAACCCACGATCAGTACCTGTGTTAGATAGTACAGGGCTAGCAAGACACAGCCAACCGTTCCAGATATACTCGAAGAATGTTTCTGCCATTTCTGGTTTGAATAATCTACGAGCAACTGTTTTAGCGACTCTTTGGTATGCTTCTTTAGGTGTTTCTCCGTCAAATAAATATCCCCCGGATATAGTCTTCTTGTATACGTCTGTATTACCCCACGAAGGGTAATCTTCTCCTTTAATCCATTCATTATTCCACATATTTAATTTATTAATAAGGGTTCTTTTTTATACTCTCTATTGTTTTTTATTGTAAATTTATCACTCATGTGAAATAGGCCGTCTTTTTTCCATGTACCCGACCATTGATCTGCTTTAGGCCCCCACCTATCATGTGACTTGGCAAACTTCCAAACTCTAGATCCATTGCCTCTTATCTTCTCTAGCGACTTAACCCAGTACATATCAAAAGGTCCTAGTTTTCTAGCTTTGTTCATAAGTTCAGGTAATTGTTTATCTCTTTTACCTGTAATACATATATCTATATCTGTGGTCTTCCAACCTTCTAGTATTCCACCTACTAAGTACAATTTGTAATGTAACCAGTCTAATTTTAAAAGCTCTTTTAAAAACTTACTGTAAATAACATCGTTAGTTCCTTCCATGTAAGGAATAAACATAAAACTACCATCTAGGTTTCTAATTACTCCATCTTTCTCTATGTTGTAATCATCTTCGTTAAAAACTTTTATCATACTAAAAAATGTTTTATCCAAGCTATTAAACCGTTTATGTTTAAAGCTACTAAGTTCCATTGTTTTCTTGCTGAGGTTTGAACAACAACACATATGAACCCTACTATAAATAGCATAGGTTCAAGTGTCCATTGTCCGGCTATTAGGAATCCTGCTCCAAAATAACCTATTCTAGTAGAAAGTCTTTCACTCCAAGTCAAGCGTCTTTGCCTCACTAGATTCTTTGCTAGCTTCAGCTTTAAGCTTTTCCAATGCTTTGTCATATTCTTTAAAATTTTGGATTGTTTTTAATGTGCCAACCGCTAGCTCTCTTAAATGATTTTGCTCTTGAGCAATTTGATTTAATAGTTTAGCTACTTGCATTAGCCTTTGTTCCATTTGTATTAGTTTACTTTCTTTCATTTTTTTTATTGTTGCGAGGTTTTACAATAGGTTTAACACTTGGCACATAAGGCTTAACAACAATTGGTGGCTTTGGTGGATTAACCGGTTTAATGTTTGGTTTTACACCAGGTTTTGGCCTATTGTAGTTGTATCCTTGATTGTAGTTTGGAATAGGATATGAATTGTAGTTCCAGTTTTGCCAGTTTCCTCTGTATTGATATCTAAAAGGATCACGGTCTATTAACTCTCTTATTCTTCTATCAAGCACTCTAAACTTAAAGTCCCTTACTGGTACAGCTAAAGTATCTCCCTTCTCTGTTATTGTTAATATACTTTTAATCCTATAATCTGTTGAAATATTATACGTGCTACCACAAGATGTAAACACTAGTGTTAACGCAGTAATTATTAATTTTTTCATATTTTTATTTTAGTTGTTCTTTATCTTTAACAAAATCTCTCATACCGTTCCAATTAAGATCGTTGTATATGTCCTCTTCTGTTATGTGTATTTTACCAGACGTCTTCAAAGTCTTCGCCTTCACCAGCTTTCGAATAATCCGTTGGCCGAATTGCGAAAAAATCAGTATGAGTGACCCCGCCGGTAAGATGATAGAACCAATCAAGATTGCCTGCTGCGGTGGTGTCATAAGCAAAATACGATCCCAAGTCAACGTAACCCAATTCCACAAGTTTTTCATTTGTTCTCTTTTTTATAAATTGTTTTAAGTCATAAGATTTAATGCCTTCAATGTCACCCATTTCAAACATCTTATCTATATATTTTTCTTCAAGTTCAACCATTGTTTTGGCTGCTGTTATAACGTCTTCTCTACATTCACTTAACAAGCTAGAGTCTTCTTCACACATGTGTCTGAATAACTGACAACCCATTTTACTATGTAGAGATTCATCTCTTACTGACCATTTCATTTGTTGCCCAATACCTTTGAGTAAATTACGAAGCTGAAAACTATACAGCACTGCAAAAGCACTATATAAGCTAACTCCTTCAGCGAAGGCTGAAAATACAGCCAAGCTTTTACCAATACCGACACTATTATTACCGTCGTAAGCAACCAAATTATCGAATCTGTCAGCCGTTGCCGGCTCATGAAGGAATGCCTCATAGTCTTCTAGTTTTAAAGTTTCATTTAAATAACTGTACGCTACAGCATGCACGGTTTCCTGTGACCCGAACATCATGGCCATTTGTTTTATTTCGTGTTTAGGAAACCACGATACAACGTTCTGGGTCCAATAGTCTGATACCGCGCATTCCGTTTGTGCGAATCCAAGAAGTATGTTCCCAACGAGGTGTTTTTCTTTTTCTGTAAGTTTTTCATTCCAATCTTTTATATCGCTCTGCATTGAGATTTCAGTGTGTAACCAAAACGCTTGAGCTTGTTTTAACCAACCTTCTGTATAGTACTCAGGATATTCAAATGGTTTGTACGCTATGCGCTCATCAAATAATCCCATTATTTAAAAATCTCTAAGGCTATGTCTACGAAAGGTATGTATAGCACATGAGTGACTTGAGTGTCTTCGTCGTAAGTTCTAGCTCCTATTAAAATACCTGGGTAAGTTCCTAGACTTAAACTCCAGTTTCTTTTTTCTTTCATATTTTATATTCTTTGCATTGTTTAATTAAATCATTATACCTTATTCTTCCAAACTGTTCCCATTTCCATTTCCACCATTTATCAAACTGCCTTTCTCCGTATTTTTGTCTAGCTATTCTTTTAGCTTGGCTAGGATCAATCTTACTGTCTCGTCGCATTCTTTATGATTTTGAGGTTTATACAACGTAAGTGGTCCTAACCTTCTTTCGGTTATAAGCTTTTTAAATAGCTTCCATCTAAGTGGAAACGATTCGTTAGCTCTACCTTTAGTTTCGATTATAAAACCCTTACCTACAAAGTCTGGTGTATATTTTATATTAAGTATTTTTTTATTGCCTCTGTTTTTGTATTCTCCTTTACCGTTACCACATCTTTCGTATGATTCAAAAGGAAATTCAAAAGCTTCTGACAATTCAAAAGTTTGACCTTCATATAAAGACGTTATTTTAGCTTTTCTCAAAGCCATATACATATAACGCTCAAGCCCAGAGGCGAAGTTGATACCATCATATGATATCTTCTTCGACTGTACAGGACCTTTTTTTCTTTTAAATGTTTTTTTCATAAGCTTCTGCTCTATTAAACATAACCTCTTCAACCTCGTCGGTTAAACAGCGTCTTGCTGCTTCTATGTATAACAAAGCATCCATTAGTTCTTCTTGTACATCAACTAAGAAACGATCAAGATCTTTTTCTTCACCTTCAATCTCTTCCATCATAGTTGCTCCGTACTTTTTCTGACCTATTAAGCTACGTTCGTCCATCTTTCTTAAGACTTGTTGAACTATTTTATCTTCTGTTTTTATTTTCATTATTTATCTTTTACAAATGTTCCATTAACCATTTTACCTGTTCTCTGACTTATCTCACCGTAAGCATTGTCAATACATTGTTCTATGTCCATACCTGTCTGATGAGCTAGATTAGTAAGCACTACAACCATATCGCCAATAGCATCCCATATTTCGTGGTCATCTTCTTTTAATAGAGCCTCAGCTAGTTCACCAGCCTCTTCCATAAGCTTAACGTATTGTGTATGAGTATTACCTTTGTCGTATATACCTCTAGTAGCCGCCCAGTCTCTTATAAGATCAAATCTCTCACAATCTAAATTATATTTGACACATTTATCAGGACTATCTTTAGGGTTAAAAAATGCTTCATAAAAAGCTTTGTTATAAATGTAAGATCTACCTTCATTAAACATAGATGTTTTTACATTTGCCATTATCCAAGGTATATAGTCGTTTGATATCTCAAATTTACCATGAGTTGTTTCCCATGTCATACCTACGTTGTCCATTAGCCGGCCTTTTAATTTATTTACTGGGCAGTCAAATGTTGATGTTTGCTCTGTTGCATTTATTTTCATTTTATTAAATTTTAGATTTTTATATTTTTTTAAATCAACCTTATAGCCATAAGACTTTTGAAGTTCTATTTCACGGTCTGATATATAATCTATATCGTCTGACTGTTCAAGAACCTCATACTCTCCCTCCTTATAACCTTGTATAAGGGTAACTCTGTTATTAAGATTACGTGTTACTCCGATTTTTTTACCTGGTATGTGGTATAAATAGTACATATTTTAAAGTTTATCGTTATACAAATGCATGTTGTGTGCGTGATGGTAATACCAACCGACGTCAATAGACAGTCTGTCTGCAATCATTTTTTGTAATGATGAAAATTGATACTGATCATTACAGAAACCGTACCAGATGTCATTAGAACGCATATAGACAGACATACAAAGCTTATTGTTTAGAATTGTAAACTGAACCGCGTAAGTACAAGGAGTATCCTTAGCGTACTTATCAAATTCTTTAGCATCGTATATACTTATAGCTGCGTGTCTAGTATTTGGGTTATCTTTTAGTTTGCCTATCACGTAATCAATTTGATTATTACGCTGCCATTGATATCCGTAGTTACTATTTACGTCTCCATTACTATCGGCCATCTTTTCCCATATTGGCGGTATCTTACCATATAGTTCTCCTAGCTTTTTTATGTTACGATCACCTGATAAATACCACTGCCATTCAGCTTCAGCATATTCATGACTCCATTTTCTATATTTGTTTTTAATATGATTGTCTAGCGGATCTTCAATTGTAAAGCCTACATTAAACAGAGCTTTAGTGTTATCAAAATCCACACCTTCAACTCTTAGTTCGTGCAATATACAATTAAACGCTTCGTTTGCTGTTATAAATTTACTTCTCATATTTCTTGTAATAGTATTTATAAAACTTCCAGATCTCTTGCCATATTTGGTCTTTAACATATACGTAGGGAGATCTATTTTTTTTATTGTTTATTTCTATATCTATATACCACTCATAAGTACTTTTTGCCATTGGTGATATTTTAATATTGTTTGCTATACACCATTGCATCGCGTCAAAGTCCTTCTGTGTAGGCATATATTTACCCATGTTTATCTTACTTTTTGAAGCCATCTATTCCCAAGGCATTGCCTCGTTGTTTATAGCTATAGGCTCGTGAGGTATAAAACAACCTGACTTTGGTTCCCATTTAAAATGAGCTTCAGCGCCATTCTCACCAAGATTTTGGAACTTAACTTTTAAGACTTTAGCCTTAACTGTTTTAGCTTCATAATCTCTATGAACTAGTATACCGTGATAACTAGCATCATACCATTCACCACCACCTTTAATATTATACATAGTTGGTTCTTCCATTTTACCATCTTTGTCTTTATACATTTTAGTTGGGTGAGCAACCACAAATACTAACACATCAAACTTTTTAGCAAAGACTTCAATCTTTGTTAGATACTCCATTGTATACCTGTTAACGTCTTCGGTCTTACAGTCTACGTCTCTAACCTTGTTAAAAGGATCTATGACTAGACATTTAATACCTTTACGTTTAACTAGCTCAGCACCTTTTCTAAGTACTGACTCAAGAGTATAACGCTCCATATCAATATGAAAATAGTTACTATTACAATGATCTGCTACTTGATTCCATTTGTCTCCGTGTATATCCTCAGCTCTTGGCATACCTTCCCAGGTTTTACGCATTAATTTATGAGCGTGAAGATAAGTTGGTTGATTTTCTGGCGAAGCAAACGCTGTTTTCCATCCGTAGTTACGATTATATCCGACAACCATTTGATCGACGAAATCGCTTTTACCGGAACTAGGAATACCAGTAACAGTAATGAATTGACCAGTGTATGTTGAAAAGATTTCATCAAAATTAGACAACCCAACTTGAAATCCTTTTTTAAAGCCATTGCGAACAAAGTCCGTGACTTCATCTTCAATATCCCTGAACGTTGTAACATTCTCAAGCGGTACTGGTCTTGCTCCTGAAATACGCTCTGATAATTTTTCTTTTCCATACTTTTGTAAATATTCATTAGCATCTTTACAATCATCAAACGACGCTAGGTAACAAACTTCAGCTCCAAGCCTACGGACTAATTCTGATTGTAATGCTTGACCTGCTTCATCTGAATCAACAGCTAATATTACTTTTTCTTTATCTTCAAAATAATCTATACAATTATCAAGATAATCAAGGTTGTTAGAATTTAATGTAGCTCCATTAGGAACTGATACAACATTTGGTATACCAGCTTCGTGTAAAGCTAACACATCCATTTCACCTTCTGTTATGATACAATATTCATAACCTACTATACTGTTTATATTATAGAATACTTTTTCAGCACCCTTGTATAGTTTAAAGTTTTTTCTACCATCGCGATACTTAATGTTAATAAGCTGATCGCCCATAAAATAGTTAAACTTTATAACGTTCTCGGTTTTACCGGTCTGAGGCATCCACTCAGGACCCTCACCAACCTCTAGGTCAGTAAGAGTCTGAGTTCCTATACCTCTTGTTTTAAACCATTCAATTACTTTATCGCTTAAGAATTCAGGATATTCAGTATCGCTTGGTGGACCAACTGGTCTTACGTATACTTTTTCACTGGCTCCTTTGCGTTGATATGTATGTAATTGAAATGATGTGTTACAATTGTGACAAGTACCAAGACCACGTTCCCAATCATACGAAGCACATTTTGCTTTAGTATTCTTAGGTTTTCTATCAGAAGAGCACAGGGGACAAATCCCCTGTTTCTTACCTTCTTCAAGCTTATGTTGATTGAATTCATCAATCAAAAATCCATTGATCTCTGTTGTCTGCATTTAATTTAATTTAAAATGGTAAATCATAGTCTACCGGTTGTACAGCCGGCGCTGTTTGTTGAGGTTGATCTTCTCTTGGTGCTGTAGCAACGTTATCTCCGTTGGTCCAAACCACTTTTACATTTCCTAAGTAGGTCTTTGGTACTTTAGCTTCCCTTTCCTCCTTAGATTGTTCTACAACCACTGGACCTTGATTACCGAACTGATCGACTTCATCATTTAAGGTTATTGTGATTGGTAAGTACTTACCTTTTTTACCTACATAGATCTTGTCTTTAGGTATTTCATTAAGGTTTATACTAGCTTTAATTATACTTGCCATTATACGTAATTATTTATTTGGTTAAACATTCTTTGCATTTGATCCTTAGTAGCGTTTGTGTTTCTTCTCATATTATCAACAGCTTTTACATGCGTTTGATTGTTATAAAAATTGTCTGTACTAGTTTCTAGTCCTGTTACACTACAGATTTTTGTTTGGTTTTTTCTGGTTTTTGCCATTGTTAAAGGGTTTTAGTTAAAAAATATTGTTTAGGATCAAAGTCCTCAGACTTATAAAATAATTCATAAGCCTGTACTGCTCTTTCTACTTTATCTTTGCCACGAGCATAAAACTCTGGAGAGCAATCAAAGATACCTATTTGATGAGTGTTTTTATCTATTGCAATAAATAACATATCGTACCCAAATAGTTTACTATAAATATAAGCTTGACTGTCGTAGTTGTACTTAGATGCTGAGTATTTAAACTTTGTGATGTCTGCTGTCGTCTTTAAATCGATAATCAGTTTTTCATCGTGGTTTACAATATCAGCTTTACCTTTCCACATTTGTCCTTCAAGCTCTGTAATCTCTGGCTGTTCGTATTCAACGTTGCCTGATCTTATTAAGTCTCTACATACTTCGTTGCTTAGCATCTTTTCTGTCATTAACTCTATTTGATCGACTTCGTGTTTTAATAAACACATTTCACCGCCTGAGATCTCCTTGTAAGCTTTAGTGTTTCTAGTTGTTGCTTCTACAATCTTAAAATTCTTAAGCTTTTCAGGTTCAAGAATTGCTGTATGAAAGTATCCACCTACTAAAAAAGCTGGCCTGTTAGCCATCTTTTGTCCTAAAGCTAAAGGGTTTGTTAATAGCGTAGAAATGTCTGAATTACTTAGATACTTTTTACCAAAGTCTCCGTAGTAGTTAGTGTCATCTTCTAGCGCTTTTAATACCTCTTGCTTTTTCATATTATAGTGTTGTTAATGCCGCTTCTATTTCTTGAGAGATAGCATACTTGGCTTTTATAGCCGCTACTTTACCACCTGCTGTTACGTATTTAACCGCTTTTTCATAAGCTGGATCTTTCGTTGAGGTTAAAGTTGGTTTTGTTGTTGTTGCTGGCGTGAATTTCTTCTTGCCATGATCATTTGTTGCATCGCTGTCAGCTGTATCGTCTATTAAAAACAAGTTACCTAATGCGTATTTTTTTGCATACGAAGACGCTGAGCCAAATTGTTGAGGTACATTCATACCTTTTTGATTTAAGTCAACGCCAACTATAGCGGTAGCATGTATAGCATTCTTGCCGTCACTAACTGTTGCAGTAGATTCCATAATAGGCATTGTTGCAAATGTTAGATTAAGTTGTTCGTTAATTGTAACTGATACTCCTAACTCTAAGAGAAAGGGTTTTGTTGCTTCTAGGATGTCTTCGGCTGATCTGAAGTTGTACTTGCCGAAGGAATTAAATCTTGATTTTTTAGATTTAAACTTTGTCTGGATTGTAGCCAGTTTTTCATTTATGGTCATAAGGTTTTATTTATTGGTCTATATATATAATCACACATAAACATTATTAATTAAATTTTATTTTTTACTTAAACTACAGATAGTCAATCACTTGCGAGCGGTCTGTATTAGATATTAAAGTTTTTATTCCGTCTCTTTTTATTTGTGAAACTCTAACTATAGCTGTATTTACTTGCATGTTTAGTTTTTTGGCTATTTGTATAGCTGAGTGCTTGTCACAGTCTAAACCATAGCTTAGTCTTACAACCTCACCTTGCTCAAAGGTTAAATGTTGTTTTATTAATCCCATCAAGTAAGCGTTCATTAAGCCTATATTATACGAGGGTGAGTTGTCTTCTATGTTATATACAAAGTTGTCTTCGTTCATAGGTTTTTCATCTATGCTAGAAAATATAGAATTAAAAAACATAGCGACCATCTTGTCATCTTCTGGGTTGTTACGTATTTCATTTAACTTGTGCTCAGGTATTCTTATATCACCACGCTTCATGTCTATAGCTCTTCTTATCTGGCCTTTGATTCTTTTAGATAGAAAAGATTTAATAGTTTTTTCTTTGTCGTCAGATTCTAGTATTGTTTCCCATATTATCTTATCAACAGCTAAGGTTAAACCTATAGATCCTTCTTGCAGAAGATCATTAATACTTAGAACACCTGAAGCTTGTTGAGATGTTGCAAACTTACGTGATAAACTTTCTACAAGAGGTAAGAACTTAATTATAAGCTCATCTCTTGTATAGTCTTCAAAAGCTTTGTCAATAGGCATAGACTTTTTTAAGTCCTCCTTATATCTTATATAGTTTTTTATATTATATTTTTTCATCTTCCATATTTAGTGTTTGTTTTTCGTCTTTTAACTGTTGTGTTAGTTTACGTTGAATTGTTCTTGTAGAGCAATCAAGTAGACCGGCTATCCTTGACCACGTTATATTCTTACCATCATGGTTTAAATCTAACATGCATTGATAAATAGCCTCTTCGTCTACCCTGCTTGATCTACCTACTAGTTTACCTACGATACTCATCTTCTCGCTAGGTGTTAACCCGCTATAGTCTTTAAATATTACTTTGCGTATCTTGTTTATTGGTGGTTCGCCACCAGTATTAAAGACATCGTCTATCATTTCTTGTAGCTTTTTGTCACTGATAAAAAAGGTAACAAAACCATTCTGTTTGTCAGCTATAAACTCGTACACGTGAGATGGTAGTAAACCGTGCTCTTGATTTAAATAATATAAAACTAAAAAATGCCACTTCAAAGATCTATATGTTGTAATCTTTGCTTTGCTACGAAACAAGTGATAACATTCGTATGTACCATTCTCATGGTAGCTGTACAAAGCGGTTTCTTCAGTTGGTTTGTCGTTTATAGGATCTTGTCGATACCTTACTCTACGATCATTTAACCATTTCATGTTTCTATTATGTGACATTAGGGTCTTACTTTAGTACTCTTAGGGGCTTTTGTCAGCCTTGGTTTAATAAAATTTTTAATTTTAGTTCTTATACCGAATAAATCGGTAAACATTAAATGCTGGTATTGTTTTCTTCTACTCATAAATTAGTTCTATTTTTACAGAGTCCCATCTTCCACCTCTTACGTCTGTGTCGACTAAGAAATCTATTCTGTTTGTCCATCGTTTATTCATTCTATCTTGTACTGTCCATACTCCATCCATTTCTCCAGCGCCTTCTACTAATACTTGTGCGCCGAATATAAAACCTATGTTTTCTAAGTCTCTGCTAACAGCTATCCATCTATGATCACCAGGACAACACTCTTCAATATGTGCGCCTGATGCTGTTATAAATGGTGTACTGTCTGTTTGACGTGGATCAGCATGGTATATAGTTGCTGTTACTAAAATGTATGTTAATATATTCATCTGGTCTAAATTTTAATTCTTCGTTTTTGTTAGCTACAGTGTGTTTCTCACGCTCGTAGTAATTCCAATAAGCTGTAACACTACAACCTGGTACCTTGTACTGCTCTGGCATACACTGTGGAGGTTCGTTAAACTCACCACCTAGTGGCATACCTACAGGACAATCTTTTAACACGTCAAAGCATTTAGTTATACTTAAATGTGTTTTGTTATAACGTTTAGTATACTCATCACCTAAAGCTAACATATGATGAAACAACCAATAGTACTGTCTACTGTTTTGTCTACACCATATAGTTGATGGGTGATTGTAATGAGCTTTTTTGTAAGGCACGTTGTGTCCGTTATCATAATGATGATGCGCGGTACAAAGCATTTGGGCTGATTCTAAGATCATTTTAACCACATGCTTATTGTATTGTGCCTGCGCAGCCTTCACAGGGTCAGAGTCTAAATAAAATATGTTCATTATTCGTAAAATTCTTTTATAGTGTTTTCGTGATATCCCATTGCTCTTACTATTTCTAACCACATATCATGTAGCTCTTCTAAAGTTACATCTGAATGGTCTACTTCAGTGGATATTTTTTTATTATAATATTTTAAAGTAATTTTAGTTGGTTCTATTTTATTCATAGTGTTTGTCTAATAATATCATCGCTACTTCTTCGCTGATCATGTTTTCGTTGTATAGTTTCCATATTAGTTTACTCATAGTTACGTAGGGTTTTAAACATTGGGTGTCTATAACTACCTGCTGGTGTACGTTCGAAGTAAGTAAAGGTAGCACGCTTACCTATATAGTCGCCTATATTGTCTAGTATATTAGCTAAATCCTTGTAGTTGTAGCCTTTGCCCGGTGGACAACCGAACTCTATACCTTCGTCATCTAGCATTATAAATTTGCCAAGCGTACCAGTCCTCTTGCCTTTACCTGTCTCGTAACCTACAATAAAAGCTTCTGTGTCATGAAAGTCTTTGAACTTTTGCAAGTTATAAGAACGTTTGCACTGATAAGGCTTATCAAGACGTAAGATAGAACCTTCGTAACCTTCATCTAGGTTAGCTTGATGCTGTATATTAGCTTGATCTTGAGTTACACGTGTAGTGTATACATGTTTAACACAATAAGAATACATATCGCTTGTATTAAGCTGATCCATTCTGTAGCTGTAGTTTTCGTTTAGTATAGTTTCTATGTAGTCATAGCAATGAAATTGTACTAATTTAGATGCCTCATCTCTGTCAGATGGCGTTGGTTTAGTTTTTCTGACTAATGATATGATCTTGTTGAAATCGTCTCTTAGATCATGATTATACAACTCACCGTCAAGTATAATATCAGGGTTTTGTGTAAAAAAGTAGTGCAAAGAATTAGTAATGTGAGCTATGTTAAGCCACGGTTTACCTGTACGTGAAAAAGCTTGTACTTCGTTGTTATCGCCGAGTTTAATTACACACCTAACACCGTCAAGCTTAGGTTGCATGTATACATTCTCGGACCAGTCGACAGGTTTTTTGTCTACTTTGTATGCGAGCATTGGTTTTATCATATTATTTGAATTTATTTAGTTGTTTTTTTATTATATTGTGTGTTATACCACCATTGTTTGTCTAATTTTGGAATTGGTGTTTTCATATTATTTGAATTTATTTAGTTGTTTTTCTACTTTAATTATTTTTTTCTTTAGTTCATCACACTTTGTGTAATTCTCTTGTTGTAAGTTAAAATCTAACTGAGTCATGTACGTAGCTAGGTCGGTTAACAGGCTTTGTTCCTCATCATCTTGAGTATAAACGTCTATATTTTTAATGAAATCATCGTCCCATTCTTTTTGTTTACCTTCTAGGCCTTGTATAACAAGTTCAGAAATTCTTTGTGCAAATTTTTCTATTTGTTCGTCAGTCATTTTATATTTATTATCGTTATTGATTCGTATTTGATTTGTAAGCCCAGTCAGTATATATATACTTACCAGCGTACTTTTCTATTACTTTTTTTATAGGTAAAACAAATATGTTTTTACTATTATATTGACTAAAACAGCTAATCCATACATTAGATTTACCTGTCCATAGTATATATGTATAAGCATGATCTATATCACCTACATCAGCATATAAGTATTGACTAGGGTAATGAAAATCATAGGCTAAATGTGAAGCTATTCTAGATCCATCGCCAAAGTTGTTAAAACCTTTCTCTTCTTGCATATATTCAGCCCATTTAGCTAATTGTACACCTTGATATTCAGGATAACCGTCGTGATGTAAATACATATTTACATAGCTTTTGTCACTAAGTATACTTGGGTTGCAAGCAAAACCTAGCTCGTTGTCTTCGGCGGCAGATCTATCTACCACCATTGTTAAACTTCTTGTACTCATAATTTATTATTTAATTTAGGTGCGCAGGGAGGGTTCGAACCTCCGACCTTTGGGATATGAACCCAACGAGCTACCGCTGCTCTACCGCGCAAATGTGTATAGCATTAATCAAGTAATACCATGTAAGCTTTAGTGTTATTAGTTCTAAACCAAGTTAATGCTTTATTAAAATCTTTTATCATTTCATCATTAACTCTATTAGAGCCAATAGCAAACACGTGATTACAACCCATAATAAAGTCATACAAAGATAGCTCTATATTGTTAAGATCGTAAGATTCGCCACTAAAAGGGTTAGTAACTTTTTCACCTTTATCATATACAGAGCCATTGAACCATTTAGGTATTGTCTGTTTATTTTTCATCTTCATCTGCAGGTATAATATTAAAACAATCTTCTATATAATCACACACAGTCTCGTTGATCTCGTCTACGTCAGTAAACTCTATGTTAGATAGTTCTAATTGATTATCGTAATTGATTTCAAAGTCATAGCTGTAAGAGCTTGTTTCATCAAAGCTTATTTGTTGCAAAGCTTGGTGCACAGCTTCTCTTATCTCATCGACTTGAGAAGGATATAGCTCGGGCTTGTTAACGTTTGCTAGCTTTTTGTTAGCTTCTTTTAAATCGTCTTTTAATACTTTAGCGTTTAATTCTACGGAGTTTAGTGTTGTTTCTAACTCGTTTACTTTTTTTTCTAGTTCTTCTTTGTTCATAATTCTTTATTTATTATATTATCTATTTTGTTTATTAAGTAGTCTTTGTCTGACATATTACCATAATACTCTTGTAAACGCCAAGATATATCGTGTAATTTATTTTCTAAAGCTGTAATATATATTTTATCATCTTGCTTAAGAGGCATTTGTCCTGGTATAATATCGCCAGACTCTACTAGTTCGTTGTATTTTCTTATTGAATTGCTCATATTAAAAATCATATAGTGTTAAGTTTCTCATTCCATAGTTTCTTTTGCAGAATTCTATAATGTATACTAGTCTAGCAAGCGGATCATGTATTAATTCTCTAGCATGACATATAGATTTTATAGTTCTTAGCTTACCGTCTGTCATTACAGTCCATCTTTCTTCGCGTTTATACATTTTGTTTAGTTGATATATTCTATCACTTGAGTTACATCTTCTGACATAGCCTGTTTTGTAAGACGCTAGTTGATCACCATTAGGTAAAACAAATTGTCTTGTGCCATTTTGTTTTTGTCTATCAGTAGTCATTTCTTTGATATTGTACTCAACGTACATTCTTTTAGCAAATAAATCTACTAATTCTACTCTTCTTTGTCTCCAGTCGTTTTTTGGAGTTGTGTATTCGTTCATAATTGCTTCTTGTAAATTTGTCATAGTTATTTTTTGTTAAATGCGTCACCTAGAAAATCTAGATCACATGAATTCATAATATCAAACGCGTCACCATATTTTACTTCAGTAAAGTAGTACTCATCGCTGAGAGCTCTTATTAAAGCATCGTGTGAATGTTTTCTGTTTTTAAAGTTTTCGCTGATACTTGTTTTGTATTCAGGCTTTAGTTGTTCGTAAAGATTTAATTTTTGCATTTGTTTTATTATATTATCGGTTTTTATTCGTATTTATTTTGTATACTCTACAATTTCTTTGCACGCTTCTATAACGTCTTCAAAGTATTCATCGTCTAAGTAATCAGGATCTTCATTACCTGCAGCGTGTGAGTATTTAATAGTATCTATTAACTCATCTAATTGTTCATAAAGATTTTTCATAGTTATTTTATTTTAAGTTTAGTGGAGGTGGAGAGATTCGAACTCTCTTCCGCAATAGTTCCATATAGGCTTTCTATCACGTCAATACCAAGTCACCCCCGTGTGTGCAGTCATGCTCGCTTGATCCTGTTGGTTAAGGCTCGTC